AGGCGTACTTTGGAACAGCGTCCGGCCCGTCCGACCATATGTAGCCTTTAATCAGGCCAATGCAGTCATGCACGCGCTGTCCGTACTGGTTAGGGAAGTCTGATGCCGTGTAATAACCGGGGAGCTGTTCCTTCTTGTAGGCGTATAGCTCTGCTGTAGCTACGTTGCCGAAAGTCCCCATCCAGTAGGGCCGACCGAGCTGTGCTTTGGCATACTCCACGAGTCCAACATTCGTTTTACTCATAAACCCATCTCCTTTCATAATAGTTTTGGGAGCCGGTATCAAACCGTGCTCCCATTTTTTCGTATATAATTCCCGTCATAAATCAGCATAGTTTATAATGTGGCCTTTCACCGCCCTCAACGGCATACCGCATCCAATCCAGCGTTACAATACCGACTACTGATAACCCAATCCATGCCAGCAGAAACTGCGGACATACCTGTCCAAGAATGTTTCCAGGCATATGGGAGTAATCCCATATACCCATGTTAAGCCAGACATTTAAAATAAGCCCAGCTACAAATTCAGCAACAGTAATTGCAAACCCACAGATAACCGCTTGAATTGGCAGAGACATTTCCCATGGGAGTTCTGCGCCGAATCTTTCTAACGGGATTGCTAGAACAATGGCGAGTGCTAACATTGTCCAACTGATGGACTCCGGCCTCCCGTTTGCTGTCTTCCAAACCACTTCAATGAAGAAATAAAAGGTGCCTGTCCAGACCCACAATAGGAGGCTCAGTACGCCTTCCCCTGCACGTTTTCTGGTTGCCATAAGCGCTTATACCTTATTGATTAAGACGTGCTACAATGGCATCCATTTGCGCCTGAGCAACTGCCAGTTTGGTATTCATTTCAGAAGCAAAAGGTTCAGGCAACTCCATACCGTAGACAACAGCAGTAATTTCTTCCACGTTCTCCAGGCCCAGCACATACGCTTTTAGGGCGTTATGATATGTGGTTTGAGTAGTAATAAGAGTTTGGGCTGCAATATAGATAGATGCAATTTCCTGGGCCGTGTATATACGGCATACGCCGCCGTCCGCCTGATAAGGGAACTCTGTGCCGCCCAGTTCCACAACCCGGAACAGGTTAGCAATATTGGACTGGTCTTCTATACTTAAGTTAAAGTGAGCGATACCTTCGCTCAACTCTAAGTCAACCCCGGCGACAATAACAGCGTTGCAAGCGGCGGAAATTTCCGCAATCTTGGCGTTCCTTATAATGTCGGCTGCATTATCCTCGCCAACTATTTCAATGGCTTCATCCACTGTAACCCAACCTTTAGCAATAGCGGATAGGAGTTGCTTAGGGGACATCTCCCCATTCTGATACAAAGCCTTAATATCATTTTTCATATAATTACTCCTCCAGTGCATTAAGAATAAGGGCATTAATAGTCTTTTGCTGTTCGGCGACTAACGCTCCGCCGTCAAACTCAGACACAATTACAGTGTCGGCCCCCTCGATTTCCTCATGGCCAAACAGGTTGTAGGCGACGCCATTCAGGGCCACACCAATCGCTTTATCTTCGGAAGTGGTAGCAAAGTCTCCGCTTGCTCCAATCTTGATATAGGTCACTTTGTCAACAGCGCCAAGGTCAGCACCGCTCTTTGCATTGATGATTCGATACATTATTTATCCTCCTTTGCGCCAACCAACTCGGCAATATATTTAAGGATTTCAATGTCCGCATTGAAAAAGTCGTGATTCCAGAGCCAATGGTCTTCGTACTCCGGGCGCTTGTACGGCTGACAGGCAGGGTCGTCCCACACCTTATCCCAACGTTCCTGGTGCTTGTCATCATGCTTTTTCAGCTGCTTCATGATGGCCTGAGTCAGCTTACCCCGCAGCATACCATTCCCGTCATCATTCCTTGCAAAGAATTGATGGGCGTTTTCGCTGGTTTCATAGCAAAGCATTTTCTCGCCGTAACAAATCATACCATCTGTATTTTCTAATTCAGTTAACGCGGGAATATTAACATCGCCGCAGATTGCCTTGCCTTTAAACCGCCTGTGCGTTATGTATTTCATCTATTTGTCCTCTCATTCTAAAATTTTCTATTTTCTCCGGCGAAAAGCCGTAGATAGCATAAAAGAGCCTGCGCAAGCGCAAGACTCTTGTGTGGTCGTTGTAGGCTCCAAAGTACGCAAGCGTACCGTTAACCGAAGTCCACAAATCTTCATATGACATTTTGCCTTCTGCTATCCTTTTGCAGAAGGCTTTTATTTTTCTCCGCGCCCGCTTCATGCCGTCCCGGTTTCCATTGACTATCACCCTGCCAGTTTCGGTAAGGGTGTACTTAGCTTTGCAATAACGGAATGGCTTAGTAAGCGGTATAATTCTGGATTTTGATTTGCTGATAGTCAGCTCTAAACTCTCAGCCTTGGCGATTACAAGGCGCATAATTTCCTTTGGGTCTCTGTCAGGTGGAACCATGATGTAGTAATCGTCCATATAATGACCAGCGCACTTTATGGAGAGCTGACATTTGATGTAGTTGTCGAGAGCAGATGGAAACGCAATCATTTCCGCCTGATTTGGTTCAACTCCAATAGACAGACCCACTTTTCCCGGAACACTTCTTACAACATCATCGCCTATCTTCCGAAGGTCTTCATTCAAAATCCACTTTCGATGCCGTTTCATGACCTGCTCGTGCGAAACTGTTGGAAAAAATTGTTTGAAATCAATTAGAATGATGTACCCGTCCCGCCCGTAATGGCGGTAGTGCCAGTGCAAATCCTCGCGCAGCATTCGCTTGGAAAACTCAAAACCCTTACCGGGCAAGCTTGCTCCGTTGTTATAAATCATTTCCGGCAGATACAACGGCAAAAGCACCCTTTGCGTATAGACCTTGTGAACCTGCCTGTCATAAATACGTGGTGCGTCGATTTTCCTCGTCTTGCCCCGCTCAGATATTGTAAAGTGCGTATAAGCCGCTGGTTTCCATTTACCCTCCAAGAGTTGCCGTCTGCACTTTGCCGTATTGGAAAACAGATGCAGCTCAAATCTTTGTGCGCTGTTCTTCCATCGCACACCATTACAGCAGCGTTTCCCGGTCTGAAATAGTGTACTGTGAGTGAACACCGTTTCAAGATTGCCGACATCATTACACCGCTCAATGCGGTTTGCCTCTCGCTTGGATTTACGGTTCTGATATCTTCTTTCACGTCTACTCATAAAAATAAAGATTATTCGCTCTCCGTACAGATATCTTGTTGGGTGCCGTCTAATCTGCGTAACCGCTACACATGAAACGAGGTAAGGCACATCCCTCGCCATGCACGCTCGAAAACCAGCGGCGTCCGTGCAGGGGTATCAGAGAGCAGTTTCGGATTTCTTCGCAGAAAATCTCGGGAAGTATTTCTCCTTTCATAAGGGTCATGGTTCGCTTGCGCTACTGTGTTTAACCCATACCGCTGTTAGCGGCTTATGAAATCCGGGGCGAGCCCATTGGAATTACTCGCATTGTTGTTGTTCGCGTTGCCGTTCGTGTTCACATTGCAGAAGTTGTTAGCGTTGTTGTAATTAGGAGAACGCTCCCACCAATTCGCAGTGGAGCACGGGGAGACTAAAACCCCAACCGACAGGTTATACAGAAATACACCCATAATAGAAATCAGAAACCGTTTACCTCCCCTTGTCGCTTTTCAGAACACTGGTCAGAAGATTGTTCTCGGCATCAATTAACTCGCCGAGTTCCTGTGCCATGTGTTCTAATTTCTGTTTAGCCTTAGTAGAGTTTACAGAACTACCCTTGCTGTCCGAGAAACAGCCGGAGGGGTTCTGCAGCATAAGCTCATAGCAATGAGAGAGGTGTACATCGAGCGCCATCAGCGACGCTCTTGCTTCAAGCAAATGCTCCTTACGGAGCGCCTTCCTCATATCATCCGAAGGATAAATGCTGTTGGCTTTCTCGGCATGGTCTAAAACCTCTGCGGCGAGCCCTGACACAGGGTCTGCGACGAGCCTTGAATATCTGGACGATAATCTGGACAGGAAGTTGATGGTCTGGACATAAATCTTGTTTGCCGAGTTGACAAACTCGGCCTTACTCTCAGACCGGTGGACTTTTAAAACGGACATAAAAACTCCTTTCATTCGTTTGGATAATTAGCAGCCGGTGCTACCATATACCGCAAAGGTGCAACCCCCTTTACCCGTAAAACAAAAAAGGTGCACCATGGCTGATATACAAGGGGAGGGGGGACGAGGTTCCCATTCAGAACCGCAACGGTGCAACCCCCCTCCCATTGTTTGCGCACGCCCACTGTCGTGGGCTTGATTGTTGTGATACAGGATTAGACTTTGAAAGCCGGGGCGAGCCCATAGGAAAGACTCGCAAGGTTGCTGCCCGCGCCGCCGCCCGCGTCCACAAAGCAGAAGGTGTCAGCGTAGTAGTAAAGAGGAGAACGCTCCCACCAATACGCAGTGGAGCCTGTTGCGCTGTGACGGTATTTCACCTTCGAGTTTCCAGCAGCATAATAGGCGTACTGCGCCTGGTAATCTTTCTCATACTGGTTCGCATAACTCCTTGCGCCGAAAATCTCAAACTCGGCCAGAAGCGGAAGGTAATCGATGGTTTTGGTTACGTTCGCCGCTACGTTTGAACTGTTGCCCTTATTATCTGTGTACTTTGTCATCGGCTGCATAACAGCACGCAGGTCACTCGGAAGCGCTGCCATCAGCGTGTTCGCTACGGGATTAGTCGCTGTATCTGTTGGAGCATCATACCCAACAGCAGCGGTTGTTTTAACTTTGCCATAGACGCTGGGGGCTTTATTTGTGCTACCGAGGATATCATAACGCATATCGCACGCGGCCCATCCACCATAGTTGGTGTTGTAGTTGGACGAACTGCCCCAATGGTTCATCTGGAAATACTTTGTTCCGTTGTAACTCTGATACTGGTTGTAGTAGCTATCAATCAGGCAAATGTCAGTGCCACCGGTCTGAGCGGTCTTAAACCCACCAAAGTGTATACCCTTACCTTCCTTAGCCTCATTGTGATTAAAGCCCAAAATATACACCCAGTAAGTGGCGTTTACAGCCAGTGTTCCCACGGTGCCATTAATGGTCACGCTCTTCCGGTCACCTACGCTCCAATAGTTCGCACCGTTTGCAGACACGGAGTGAATATCCGCCCACGAGTTGTTATTCAGTGTGCTGCTAATAAAAGAGGCAGTCACAGAACACGTCTTGTCGGCAGGAGCGTTATAGTTTGTTCCTGCGGCGACCTTGACCGTGATTGTTGCACTGCCGTTGGTGTTATTTACGCTGTTGACGGTTACAGTTGTGCCGCTCACTGAGACAGTGGCAACACTGGTGTTGCTGGACGTCGCAGAGATGGCGCCATCCCCGGCACGAGTGACTGCAATCGTAGCGCTCTTGGTGCTGGAGTTAAATGTAATGCTTGTTGGCGTTATATTTAAAGAACCGGAAGCTTTACCGATACTCCATACGACAGTCTTTGCCATCGTTGTGTCATCTGACCACATATAGTCGTCTTTAGGCGTAAATGTGGCATTATAGTTTCCGGCATTGATGCCGCTGGTAACTCCACCAAGAGTCATTTTGCTGCTGTCGTAGTTACTCCATGAAGGCGTTTTGCTATTGCCGTCATATGTAAGAGACCCGCTTTGAACAGGAATGTTTGCAATAGGAATGCGGTTGGGTACCCCAGTAATTCTGTTGACTGAATTAGTGTTCACCGCACCATCCGTAGACACAGGAAATATGGAAATGTAGTATGTCTTGCCATTGGTTAGTCCTGTAATCTGGAAGCCATTGGAGGAATAGGCATTTCTGGTGGTGCTGTTAACCGCCAGCGTGCCATCCTCAGGGCTTTGAGGGTAGCTGCCCTCTTTATACACGACCTTGGTGCTTGCCCATGTAGAACGTGTAATACCATCTTCTACAATGGTCGCAGCAGGGTCAGTCCACTTAACTGTGAGCTTGCCATTGCCGCTTGCCGTTGCCGCTTTACCGGTCACGTTGCCGGGGGCAACAGCTTGTGGAGTTGCCGCAAAAGCGTCGTCCTCACTGTCGGTATAGGCGTTCGCAGTCGTGTAGGGGAAAAACTTGTAGAAGTATTCAACCCCATTGGTCAGACCGCTGTCGCAGAAATAAGAATCCTTATAGGCGTTTTTAGTTTTGCTGTCAAGCACAACTGTGCCGTCTCTGCGGCTCATAGGTGCGCTTCCAGCCTTTCGGACAAGTAATGTACCGCCCCATGAAGCCAGTGTAGAACCCGCTACAACAAGGTCTTCTGGGTCAGTCCACTTTACATATACTTTTTCGTGTGCTGTCAGAGTGGTGATACCAGATACTGCGGCCAAAGCAAGTCCGCCGCTTCCGGAGCCACTACCGCTTGGGAAATTTGACAAAATAGGCATATTCCACCCTCCTTTTAATACGAAATCAAAATAAACACAGGAATATCGAGTTCGGGTAACTCCCCGTCTGCGGCAATAATCAGCTTGCCGCTTTCCTGCCCAATCACGGAAAGCATGGCGTTCCGTGCAGCTTCTCGTTGCTCAGTTGTTGCGCTGTGGGCGACCGAAATGGTGCCATTCTGCGTCGCGCTGAGACCGGCAACAGAAAGTTCCTGTGTGAAGGGTGAATCAACACCAGACCACGCGGATGACAGAAGGGTTGCGTTAACAACATCGCTGTTGTCGGCTTTCTGACCTAGGATAGTGTCAATCTTCACCATGTTGGAATCCGCTTCCCCGTAAATTTGCTTACGCACGTTCAGGAATCTTTCCGAACTGTCGTCTGTAACATAGAGCTTGTAATTCTTCGTTTCACTCATTCCGTTCGCCCCCTGACTTCTAACCCATCAGGATGATGACAACCGGAATATCTTGGGTTGTTGGCGCGTCGCCGAAAGCGGCCACGGTCACAGTGCCGTCGGCTTGCCCGCACACATACATTTCAGCCGCCTTTGCGGCTTCCATCTGCGCGTCTGAAATATTTTGCGCAACACCCATCACGCCATTTGTCTCAGGAGTAACTCCTTTGACCATCAACGTCTGCATCCCGGAACTCCAGCCGCCTTTGAGAAGGGTAGCTTCTTCGGCGTGGCTGGCTCCGCTGTTGTTCGGATTTATGCAGATGCGCTTATTTACGCCGTTAACAACGGCATCGATATAAAACTTTCCGTCGTCCGGGGTGAAATAGGCGTAGCCCTCGTGGAAGGGTGTAACAGATATATCAATACGAGAGCTGTCGCCTTGCAGAATCTTAAAGAGCGCCATTCTATAGCCTCCTTCTTTTTTGGAATATATAGGAACAGGGCAGGCTGTTGCCTACCCTGTCTTTGCTTATATAGCTGTTGATAAAAGCTGTTTTATTAGAAAGACCCCCAGGTGAGAGCTGTGTCGGTGTAGCCCTTCGCGTTCTGCTCCGCGCTGTCCCACGCCGTGACCTTGGCGGCTGTAATACCGTCCAGAACAGTCTTGTTTTCGTGCTCGTGAGCTTTACCCTCTACGGCCTTGACACGGGTATCCATAGCGGTATCCTTCTCGTCGGTATACGCCTTAGCATCCTTTAGTGCCTTGGCGACAGAGCCATCGACAGTGTCGGCACCGGTCAGGGTGTCCAGCTTGCCCTCCGCAGTTGTCACGCGGGTAGCGAGAGCGGTCAGGTCGGCGGCTTTGGCATAATCGCCTATCTTCAGAGCGGCGATAGCGGCATCGGCGTACTCCTTGATGTAGCCCACAACGGTAGTTGCGGTAGCGTCCTCGGGCAGAGTACCCACCAGCTTTGCAAGGTCTTCGATGGCCTTGTTCATGGCGCTGGCATCGCCGGGGTGAGCCTGAATCCATGCCGCAATCTCGGCCAGAGTGTCAAGAGACTCCTGAGCGTTCTCGGGGATGAGCTGCTTTGCCAACTCCTCGCTGGCGATAGTACGAGCGTTCTTGTTGGCATCGTCGCCAATCAGAGTGGTAACCTTGGTTTCAACAGCGTCAAGGTCAGTCTGGTTGGCCTTGTCAGCAACCTTGTCCCATGCGGTGACTTTTTCGGCAGTAATACCATCCAGAACAGTCTTGTTCTCGTGGCTGTGGTTGCCCTCGGCGGCAGCGTTGACTTTCTCCTTCAGCGCATCCTCCAGGTCGGCCTCCGCCACTTTGTCCTTGCCCGCCATGTTGCCCACATTGGCAGTCTTAACAAAGGTCTCGCCCTTGGTCAAAGTGAGTTTGCGGGTGGCGGGGTCGTAAGAACTTGCGGTCACGGCGTTGCCCTCGCCAACGACTTCGACAGAAGTAGCGCCGGTGTCGAGGTTAATCTGGACATACTTGCTGCCGTCCCACTTGGCGAGGCAGTTCACGTCAGCAACGTAATACAAGGCCGTAGTGCTGGGGTTGGTGTTGGCCTGAAGTGCGGTCAGAGTAGCGAACTCCTGAAAATCGCCAATACGGATGCGGGTAGAACCGTCAACGTCCAGATAAATAGCACGTTCGTCTGTAGTCACATAGAGAGTACCTTCAGTGATAGCGGCAGGCAGGTTCGCCAGCAAACCCTTCTTGAAATTAACCATTGCCATAATCAAAATCCTCCTCTAAAATTGTAATTGCCCGTGGCAGGAATGCCCTGCCACGGGTCTTTTTATTTCTGGTATTGTGATTACACAGTTTCCTCGGCATCAGCAAGGTCGCCCCAGACGATACTGCTCTTGATGTCCGCGATATCGCTCACAGCGGTATCGAGGGCGGTCTTGTCGGCGGCACTCATGGCGCCAGCGGCATCAGCGGTAGCGGCAGAAAGGCTTACGCCGTCTGCGCCCACAGCAAGGCCGTTGGCGTTGGCTGCATCCACCTTTACAGATACCGTATTTTCACTGACAGCAATGCCGTCACCAGCCGTGACAGTGTCCACAAGCCCCTTCACGGGGATGTAGATGTGAGTAGCACCGGTGTCGTTCAGAACAAGGTCGATGTAGGGGTCGCCGACTGCAGCGCCCTCATAAGGGACATCAGCCTCTGCCACGACCTCCATCGTGCCACTCTTGAGCATAATGTCCTTGGGAATGTTGATTTCATCACCCACATAGGTGACTTCCTCCCCGAGCGTTCTCTTTAGCTTATAGGTGACAGAGAACCCGTCCACAGCTTCTCCCTGCTTCTCGATGGCAAATTCAGGCACTTTCGCCGCATCAGAACCGCCAGCGTACAGGCCGTCAGTCTTGATAGACAGGACATTACCCGCCTCCTCTGAAATCTTCACGCCGATAGTCTTGCCACCCTCACTGTCGGCAATGACAATCGTACTGTCAACAGGAGACAGACTGAGGACGGTGCTCTCAGAAAGGGCATCCAGCTTAGCCTTGTCCGTAGCGGACATAAGGCCGGAAGCAAGAGCTGTAGCCTCAGCGCCGGTGCCGTACAGGACTTCGCCCTTGTAGAGCCGCTGCACATCGCTCAGCCAGTACAAGGTATTGGCGTCCTTTGCAGCCAATGCGTTATACTGAGCAAGAGTACCCTGCTTAAAAATAACATTAGCCATATTGCTTGTCCTCCTTTTTGGAATTTATATAAACGCTCTCTGAGCACTCATATTTCACATATTCTCCCAGACATAATCCGTCTGGATTTCGTCTTCCTCAATTCCGCTCCACTCGTCAGTCGGGTTCAAATCGACAGACTCCGGGGGCTCGGAGGGTTCCGTTTCAATGGTAAACGTCAGCACCTTGTGTGCATCAACGTGCGGGACGTAGACAGCTCCGTCCTTACCGACAACAGTGCCGAGGTTCTGGGTGGTTTCATCATCGAACGTCACGACAAGTTCTCCGTCCCCATTGATTTCCATATTGCTGATGCCACGGGCAGTATCGGCACGAACAAAAATCGGGTCACCGAGAAGAACTTGCTCGGTTCCGGTCTCGTTGCCGTCTTCATCTCTTAGGACAATAGTGGACACCAATTGAATCGTGCTATTTTTCTCGTCAAACACGATATTGTCCGCCTTGGCAGCAACAACCTTGTCTGTGTTGTCAAGGCGTTCTGTCAATGTCTTTTCCGCCTGTTCCACCTTATCCTCCATATACCTCTGCATCTCATAAATGAGCCGCAGATTCCTGTCGCTGATGTATTCATCCATGTTCTTGGAATCCTGAATATGGAGCATACATTCACCACTCTTGGCAATCATGGGGTTCCTCGGGGAACCGGCGTAAATCTGAAGCCAGGAACAAATCTCTCCAGCAAATCTGGTCAGGGTGGAAGTAATAGGCAGCGTGTACTGGTAATAGTTGTCGTTGTACTTTTCTTCCATCCGCACAAGGAGAGCAATGTCCGCTGTACCGTCGGCCCGGATATAACTCAGATATACGGTTGCCGACTGCATATCGATATCCCCCACGGTCAATGGGAGCAGATATATGATTTTCTGGTTCAAACGGTCGCCCCTGTAAATCGGCTCGTTCACTGTAATACCGAGATTCATATCCTCATCCAGTTTTATATAAAGCATCCGCTCACCTCCTTCGGTTTACAAAATTACATAATCAATGTCTTCCAGCGTCATATCGTCATAGGCTGAAAGCACATCCCCATCCATCTCTTCAAGCAACCTGTGCCGTTTTAAGACAGCCTCCGCCTCAATCATCAACAACACCGGATTCCATTCGGGCTCATTGAACACCCTGAGCGATTCCGTGACCTCGGACAAAATTGAAACAACACTGTGCAGCGTTTCGTACTTGGTTATCCGCTCTCCTAAAACCCCACTTTTAATCTCGATAGCGTCCGAACCGGAGCCAAGGGAGAAGTGTATCTCAGTTTCCAGCGCCTCAGCCGTCAGCTGAATGGCGGAGCTTGCCGTATTATAGATTCGATACAGTAAATCCGTCATATGGGTAGTGGGTATAATGGATGGCTCTACGGCGATTAAGGACTGTTTATTCGTTCCGACCAAAGTGCAATTTGGTACGATAGGCGAAGAAGCTTTTTCAACGGCAGTCTTCAGCGTGCCATACACGTCGGATGTAAGCTCAATTTCCGTTGGTTCAGGATTTCCGGCCCTCGCAATCAATCCATTCAAAGGTGCAGCAACCAGCTCAATAGCATGGGTAAAGTCGATAAATGATGTTTCCAGCACATCAAGGTCGTGAGCTTTCAACTCGATACCGTTTTCCCCTGGGAACAGAGCATACAACACCTCAAATTCTGCACTGGTGGACAGCTCAATAGATTCGTTAAGACGTTCATGGCAGGTCTTGAGCATTTCATCAATGTGCGCTACAAGCTCAGAGCCTGTCTGCACAGCAATAAACTTTTGCAGAGTATAGTTTTCAATGCAACTCTCCAGAACCAGCCGTTCAAAGACCGTCAGGCCATCACGATATGGGATGGAGTAGACGATAATGTCGCATTCAGTCAGACGTTTGTTTAGATAAATATCAAACTCTTTTGCCATATGCGACTCAACTCCTTAACTTAGGCCGGATTCAGCGCAGATAGTTTCAGATAGCCTTCCTTGATGGTCATAATAGTCGCGGTCTCCACATTTCGAGGCGTAGACAGTTCGCCGAACATCAGCAGATTGCCATCTCCGACTGTGCCGGAATCATAAATGGTGTAATATGTAATCGTGCCCCAGTCGGCAGTGCTTTCGTCAAAGTTGATAGCACTCGTGTTGGTGATAGTGCCGTCAACAGGCTCACCGAGGGAGGTCAGGTGGATTCGTTTATACCCCGCATCTACAGACGGCTCACTATCACCAGTTCCCGAAAGGTTGGGAGCGGTGGTGCTCAGACCGATGTAGTAGTCAGTAGGAATTGTCGGAGTGTGCTTTGTGCCAAAAATGTTGCCGGACACAAGGTTCAAAAAATATGTAGTATTCATACATTTACCTCCTGTTGGATTAAAATGGGCATAATAAAAGCCAGCCGCTCTAAAGCAACTGGTTACTGCCTTATAAATCCCTTATTGATATTGTTTGTAATATATAAAATACCTTGCTTTGGGATTTCAACATCCCCTTCAATATCCCGCATTTGTATTTCATATATGTACTTGCCAGACAAATCGACTGTTTCTGTCGGACTCAACGTAACCGTGAGTACATTATTGATAGTGCCTTCATTGTTAAACCTTATTCCCATTTCTTTAGTAAGAATAGGAACCCCGGTTTTGTTGCGAAAACTCACAATCGAAAAGTTCGCGGTGCACCCGCTCAAGCTATATGGGCGCTTGTTCCTGTAAAAATAAATATTGAAGGCGAGGTCTTGAGTCTCGCCTCCAACAAAGTCAATTGTCGGCAAAGTATACGGGCTGTAATCATTGAGCATATACTCACCGCCCTTTCTTTATTTTTCCTTGGGAACAGACATTTTACGAGTGTTAATATCACACTCGCTCAATATGTTGGCAACTTCCTCAAGCACAACAATACTGCCACTGAGGTTTGCTAGATTTTGCTTCCCGCTAACGCTGATACTGTTTAATGCGATAAGAACAGTGCTCAGCTTTTGCATAATATCTTCGTTCATTCCTTACCCCTTCCCTTATATTGCGTTTAATTCTGTCTTTAAAAGATTAAAAAAATACGCTGTAATAGCATTTCCCGGTGATACGTAATATAAATATGACCCGTATCCGGATATTCCTTTTATCGCGCTTACAGCCTGGTTTACTATCGTCGCAGAAATCGGAGTGCCGCTATAGACAGTTGTGAAACTATAATTCGATAATGATTTGTAACGGCGAAATTCGTTTATACGACTACAAAAATTATTCCATTCTGCGGCTGAAATCCTTATTGGGCTTCCTGCTGAGACAGTGCTTGTCCACTGCCAATCGCGTGGCCTTGTTGGAGCCGCCTGGGTTTTCGTTGAAAAGGTCTGCGCTCCAATCCAGTCACCTTGATATTTGACATTAATCGCAAAATTAGTCCCGTCTGGTAACCCCGAACAAGTTTTAATAAGGTGTGTACCGGTGGAAGTATATGTTTCGTCAAATACTTTATCTGCCGCAGAGCCAGGGTCTAATCTTATATATATTTCTATTGACTGACCCGATGAAATACCTGACACATATACCGTGACGCTTGAAGTCGTTATGCTTGTTAACGTGTAAGAAGCCATAAACTACCTCCTATGCGAATACTGCCGTAGGAGCATTCTTGCCCCAGTCTATTGATTTTGCGCCGCCGAAATTAATTGACCCGAAGAAATCTGTTGTACAATACCAATGAACGATAGCATTTGCTGGACTTTCAATATTCACATATGCACCATCTCCGGCGTAATACGTTATTTCAAACATATTAAACAAATTGTCGTTCCATTTACCCCATAGTGATAAACCGCCATTATTTGTGCTCTTATTAGGAAAGATTGAGAGATAATTCGTGTAAATTTTTGGACCATATATCTCTGCCGAATAGATTTTTGCCGTTCCCAAGGAATCTGCCGTAATGAATGTATTTTTTATACCATCGGCTTTTTGAAGCGCACTTAAAATATTCGAAAAGGTCACATTAGCGTCCGAACCATTCTCGCCGTCCTTTCCATCCTCACCCCTGAACTGATATGCTGTACCCCAAGTTTTGCCTCCATCAAGTGAATCCCGACGGAATTTATCGGTAGATTGCATGGTGTCATGCCACCCAGAATATCCGTTTATGGAAAACTGATATTTTACAGGAGAGTTGGAACTACCCCATGTGATATTGCCGTTTGAAAGGTTTATATTCCCCTTCATTGTTACGTTACCGCTGGAATCAACATAGAAATTACCTATACCGGTCTCGTAATTGCCGCCTACACTGATACCGCAACCCCGGAGCCACCCCCCGTTGTTCTTATCCGCAATCAGATTTCCACTGAGCCTTACCGCGTTCAATGTTCCACTGAAATCAGCGTCTCCTGCGTGTATGCTGCCATCCTTCTTTACCCAAAACGTGGCGTTCTCGGGGTCTGCCGCTCCTGCCCAGATTGCATAGAGAGGATGTACATCTGTTCCCCCGTTTAACGCCACATAATTTCTACCGCTTCCAGAATGCAAATACCCATTCTCTATGGTATAACCTCCGATTTTCCCGGATGTGGCCTTCAAAGCACCTCGGAAATAGGCGTTGCCTGTCTGGATATCCAAATAAAAATTCGAATTATCAGGAAGTCCATCTGTGTCGAATATAATTTCGCCATCGCCATCTATAAAAGATGGATAGACTGTAGTACCATTGGTGCTATATAAGTTTCCTGTTCCGGCAACAATTCCGCACTTTGGGTCAATCAAAATTTTGCCCCCGTTATCTTTTTGAAGAACAAATGTAGAATTATTCAGCCAAGCACCGCTGGAATCGACTTTAAACTGCATTACGCCATCATCTGTTGCGTTTTCAATGGTGAGATTGTTACCAACAATCAGTTTGCCACCGATAACCTCGGCGTTCACGCCGAAATAATCGCCAATCTCCTCAGATGCAAAGTGTCCAATTGCCAGTTTTGCCGTTTCCCAGCTGTTGTCAGTTATCGCTATCATCTCATTCACCATACGAATCTGATACTTGGAACCATTGCCAATTGTGATACCGGCCCCATTGATAACAACACTTTGATTTGTAGCGGCAAGGATTGTGTTTACTGCTGCATCCAGAGAATTTTTCATAAAATCAGACACCTGGGATGACTGATTGGCGACCTGATTATAAAGGTACTTACTTGCATCGAAGCTTCTGCTGGAAGAGTAGCTTTTCTCAATCATATCCTTTAGCGTATTTACCTGGTCGTGACGCTTAAACTGATTGGAAAATATAATGGAAAACTTGTTTCGCTCCTCAAAGCTCACCTCAAACTCTATGATATATGGAGTAATAGTCCGGTTGCCCCCAATATTCAGATAAATTCCGCTGCCAAGTTCCAGCTTGTTGCGGAACGGGGCAAAGTCACTTGCAAAAAGGAAATTCCCGGAGTCTACAGAAAATTCGTAGGTTGGCGTAGCCATGTCTTCCAATATGTCAACAGCATAGTCGTACAGCTCTTTTTTAACCGAATACTGTTGATACTCGCTGATATTTGTAGTGAGATATATATTCCCGGCGCCTGATATGAATTTAAGGGAGGAACCTGTATCGTTCACAATCTCATATTTGTTCCCGTCTTTATCCGTCACAATTTCAGTATGCTTAACGACATCACTCGTCAAATTGGACTGTATGCCAGAAATCGTAATAACTCCGCTTGAAGCAGTAGTGCTGCCAACTGCGATGGAACCTGCGTACAGGCTAAGGACATAAGCACCGCTTGACGCAATTTCCACAGTACCCCTGATAATGTCTCCACTGATTGCATAAGTACCGCTAAACACGAACTTGCCGCTAGACAGCGTGTACATTGTTTTCCCGAACGAAGCGGTCAGGTCTATCTTTGTAATTGCAGAACCTGTCAGATTCACACTCTCGTTGGCAAAAGAATAATTCGTTCCCGATGTAGAAGTATCTACATCCGTTGCCACAAAAGTTTCTTCGGTAATGTCTTGCTCAATGAAGTAATGTGACAGGGTAGCGTACTCTTCTTCTGTAAAATAGTTCTTGATACCAAGTTCGCTAACGATTGCGTTTATCTGCGCCGCATATGAGTTGGGGTTATCTGTATCTAAATTGCTTTCGATTTTTGCTATATCGGATTCCTTCGCGGCGATTTCTCTGTTTTTTGCGGCAATCTGCGCGTTTATATTGTTCAGGACTTTCTGCTGATTTGTCTTACCTGCAGCAGTAGTTTCAAGCGAAAGAGCTTGAATGGTCACACTTTGCTGGGCCATCAATGTGTCAAGCTCACCATTTAAATCGGTAAGCGCCGCTTGCGCAGCAAGAAGCTGCACAGTGGCCGATGCCCTCAGTGCCGCAAGCCCCTCATAAAGAGACATATTGTTTTGAATGCTCGTCTGCCAAGCTCGCCACTTATCCGCAAGTGCATCACTGATGTCCCCTTTTGCAATAAAATAGCTTAGGTCATATATCCAGTTCGAGCCTATAGGATTGACCTCGCGAATATCCAGCTCATCAGCGCCGTATGGCCTGATAGCTGTTGCCATCTCGTTACTCAATTCTTCTACATCCACGCTCTCAAGCAAATTATCAAAATCCAGATAAATAGGGAGCATGTCATATTCTGTATCCATATCATATACGTTGATAGTTTTGTTGTATGGCTCAAACACAAAAACGCATCGATACTTTTCAGGTGCAGTATTGTATATGAACGAGAGTAGATAATCGTCAAATTGGTCGAATGTCCTGTATTTCTGTGCCGTTACCGGCGAAATATACCCGGCTTTCCAACCGACAGCGATTTCAAGGATACGACCCATAACAGTTTCAGCACTTTTGGGGTTTGTGTTGTCATAGAACTTAATTGTCCCCTCTTCCAAAAAGAATTTCTTATTTTCAAGTTCCTTTTCCAGAGAGTACCCGGTAACATGCTTGATGTCTGAGATGCCGTCTGAACTCGTGGTTGGGTTCATGATAATATAGATACCGTAATGTTCGGTATAAATCATCATGTGTCCTGTAAGCAGGTCATATATCCAATTTGGTTCCCCGTCAATGACCGCTGGAATGTCAAAGGAAATTTCGCTTGGTTCTGCATATTTAACATTCAAAGTAATTTTGTGAGCACCAGGAATTACCCCCACCATGCCGCCGCTCATTGTTTTTAAGACAAGAGTAGGAGTTTCAGGTACACCCTCGCTGTCAAAAGGCAGCTTTGAATAATCAAGATACATTCTCCCGCCTCCTTAGCCCGCGACGTTATATAGAAATCTCCCGCTTATCGTCAAAGACCCATTTCCCTTAATAGTAAGGTTGTTGTCCCCGTGAACGAAGCGGAAGAAATTTAAGTTAAAGCCATCATACAGATTAGCTCCATACGCTGTCTCCTGAATGATGCCATTATTGTTGTCTATTGTCACATTACTCAAAGATGGAATGCCCGTCAAAAGAAACTCCCGGTCATTGTCATCATGGTTGACAATGCTGAGTTCTCCGGAACCCTGATAATACAGGATTGGTTTCAAATAAGCCCGGACGGAACTTTCGTTTCGGAACAGAATATCGAGGTTGCCGTTGACAGCATACTGGTATTCAAAAGGAAACCCATATGCGTATGGACAGTCACATGTTACCGTCGCCTCAAAAGCATACGGTATCCAACCGTCTGTAAGTGGTTTCAATTCTGTGATAAGGCACTTAAACTGGAGCGTTTCCATGTCTGGCTGGTCGATAGATAGCCATTTATACTCCTGATGCCCTGTCAACCAAAAGCTGATATCCTCCATCTCAAACCGGTCAAGCTCATGGTCTGTGCCAAAGACGAGCTTGAATTGTAATGGCTTCTTGTGATAATTTACCCCGAAATGCAGAGGCTGGATTCGGTTGTTCGTCCGAGTCTCAACGATAGAAGCCTTGTTACCAAAGCTTACGTCATCCTGACCAGTCCCGCCGAAATCATATAGCATTAACCCATACATCAAAGATGATTCGCCATCAAAAGAAAATTCATAGGCATTGAACAACTTTTGCCCACCTCCTTGTCGTGTTAATATGAGTGAGGAGGGAGACCGTAATAATCTCCCTCCTTCACATTACCTTTTGATATTCAGTTGTCTCAACACATCGTTTGTGAATTGCCTGTTTATCTTACGATGTTCCTCAATCGTCTCAGCGTTTGCACCGTAGATATAAACATCTCCAAAATGAATACTGTCGGTGCGGCTGTTTACAATACTGTCCGGTACGGACGAATCCAAGCTCGGCAAGCCGCTTTGAGCGTTTACCAGAGAACCGGACATAGAGGCTCTGTCTATGGCCTTACCCAGTTTTTCAGAAAGAGTTGTAACAAAATCGACTATGCGATACAGACCTTCCTCTTTCTTTTTGTCAAGAACCGGCTCGCCCTTTTCGAGAACTGCCAAAACCTCGTTCTGTTTAAGGGTTGGCATATCGCCTGCAATACCGCCCTTGTGGTAGCAGTATTTTCTATATCGGTCATAAAGTTTCTCGCCGCCTATATTATCTATGTACCAGACACCATCGCTGCCTCTTACTGCTGAAACGCCAAACTGGCTCAGGCTTGCTCCGAGTCGAAGGTTCTCGGCATCCCGTTCAGCTCTGGTTTTATCATCGGCGGTTGCCCATGATATACTGTTGCGGTACATTTTTCGGATAGTAGCATGAAGCATTTCCTCTGCGGTAGGTGAGCTGTTATCGGTTTTATTACCAACGACAACATTGTTGCCACTACCACCCGTGCCGCCGACAGATTCTGAACCAACAGCGTTCAAAGCTGCAACATAGCTCCCGTACCGCTGCGCCGCCGCGAGGCAGTTATCCCATGCGGTGGTGATTTCACTGTTGAGCACGCTCCCGTATTCTGTATTCCATGCAATCAGCTCGGAGTACAGAGTGTCCCAATGGGTCTGGATGTAGTCAATCGCCATATCATACAGCTTCTGATAGCTGCTGATAGTTCTTTCGAGGGCAAGAATTTCGGCATCCTTTTCCTCCTCGTAGGCTTCCTGCATCTTGTCCAGCGCATCCTCTTGGGCATTGATTGCGTAGTCGGACTGTGAATCAGCCAATTCTTTCTGAAGCTCCACCATTTCCTCTTCCAACTTGGCTTTCTGCGCTTGTGCGCTGCGGCTGTCGTCCAAGGATAGTGCGTTGATACGCTCTTGTAGCTTTGCGATTTGCTTGACCTTTTCCGCAACTTCATCCCCATAACCAGCTTCTTCTTTAGCTGCTTTTAGAGATTCTTTGCGCAACTCAATGATGTCCGCATAGGAATCTTTCATGTCCTCCAGGGCATCGATTTGGTCTTCAATCTTCTGCTTGAGCATATCCATGACATACTTCAGAATATCGTCCAGCCCCTCCTGCATGGAGCTGAGGCTGTCCGTTGTTTTGCCGATACCGGCAATCGCCGTATCCGCAATGGAGCGGATGGCGTTAATGTTGTGTAGCGCCGCGTCATACTGGTCGCTGCTTAAACCCAGCAGCGCCAGGTTTGCATACACCAGACCCCAAGTGGAGTTTGCGGTTTCGGTGGTCGCATAGAGAAGCTGGTTCAAGTCCTCCAAAGATTCGCTTTGGAGGGCCAGCCGCAGACGCTCGACGTAGCTCATGGCGCTTTCCAACGCCAACTGCTCTGTCTTAGCGGCGATTACCTTGTTGATATTCTCCTCGTTGATGACCAGCAGGCCGTTCTCGTCACGAAGATATTGCATATACTCCGGCCCAAGGTCAACAATCTTTTGGAAAGCGTCAACCGATATAAAACCGCCATTTTCTGCATACTCATCAGCAACAGATTTCAGCGTATCAAATACATCCTGAATCTCATCCACCGCATCGCTGGCTGCATTTACCATATCAACTAAGTTATCAACGACACGCTGTTTAACTTCTCTGATATTTTCTTCATAATCCCACCACAGGTCGCTCAGTTTGCTAACCTCATCACTGGTATCAGAATATCCTTGTGAACGGTAATACTCCGCTTGCTCATGGATAATTTCCTGCATCTGTCTGTAGTATGCGGCAATATCTCCGGCATAGCGCTCAACATCAACAACATTTCTTTCAGAGATTGCTTTCTCAAGCCAGTTCTCTGTTAGTGTGATTGCATTCTCTCTCTCTTTAGCCGATTTTTCATAGTCGGAAATGATTACATCCTGAATACTGTCCTGATACTCCCACCACTGCTTCTGGAGGTCTTGGATATAGTCAGAATTTTCATCAAGACCAAGCTTTCTGTACTCCTCTGCCTGAGCATGAACGGCCTCCTGCATCTTACGGTAAATTGCGATAATATCCGCAGGACGCCCTCCATTCTTCTCCAACAGAAAGATGGAGTGCTCAAAGTTGCCAATGATTTCAGCTATTTCATCGGCCATCTTTTTCAGAGTGTCTTCAAGCTGTTCTTCGAGACTTTTGTTATCTAGTGTTGCTGAAACGGTAACATTGGCAGCGCTGGAATTACCGCCAGAACTGCTTGGTGTCCTGTTTGGAGTGCCAAAGGAATAGTTACCATTTATAAATGTAAAATGCGCATTCCCTTCTGCATAAGCTTTTCCACGGCTGTTAATCCTTCTGTTCTTTAACAACTCTTCAGTCTGCCTATGATTAAAGATAATCGCGCCTTTAGGCAAGTTAACCAGCTCGGCACCGTTATCACCAACAGTCTTCCATTCACCAGTGCGTGGGTCTACATATATCTCTCTGCCAAGCTCACCGACCAGGGAGTTTCTCTCAGGGGTTCTAGTACCCCAAACGCCCTGCTCGTGAGCAGTGCCTTGATAAACAGCCGCCTGAGTTGGCCCTATCCCACCGCCCGCCTTTTTACCTGAACTGCCGCCACTTGTCTTTTGAGTAGTATTAACAGTAACATTTACGGTTTTATCTTTAAGCGAGGCGTCTAAGTATCTTGCAAAAGAATCAACTGTTTTCCTGGCCGCACTTGTATTCGCAATAACAGAAAACTTCTTGTCGCCAATTTGAAATTCTTCTATTTTTTCCAGAGGGTCAGTAGCTTCATCTTCGATACCAGCATAGACCTGAATTTCATGTTTATCCTGCTCCAGCTGCTCAAGTTCTGCCGCAAGTGACCTGACTTCTTCGGGATTAGCTCCAACTTTGGCAATATATGTTTGGCCGTCGAAATCCGCAATTTCATTAAGTCTCTTTTTAGTCTCCGTTATTTCATTATCGATTTCTTCAAGGGCAACCTCAACGGTAAGCGAAGTCGGTTCTCCGAGCTGATACTTCTCACGAAGCATCTCATCAAGTTTAGCTTTTTCTTCTTGATAATTTTCCCATGTTACCTGATATTCATCATCCTCTTCAGTCAAATGGGATAGCTTTTCTTCCAGTTCATCAACTAACGCCTGTTGTTCTGGGATATTTGATTCAAGCTCAATATATTTTTTGATGTCGCCTTTCGCTTTTTTCTGCAGCTCATTCATCTTTTGATTAGCTGCATCTATTTTATTCTGGAGCTCGTCCCATTCGGGTCCGCTAATTTTCCCGGCCTTCCCCAGTTCTGTTTGTGTCTTGAGCAGGCTTGCCATCTCTGTATCACAGGCCAATATTTGCGTTTCTAAGCTTGCGCCATCCATAGACAGCTTACTGAGGAAGTCATCACTGTCGGCGGTATACTTTGAAATCGCGTTGGCCAGTGAGAAAGCAGCGGTTTCGGTAATGCCCATCGCATCTGCGAACTGCGTAAGTGATGTAATCTGGGGGTTTAAATCAAAATTCCCTAACGTTCCGGTGAAAACAGTAGAATCATTGAACGCCGTTGCAAGACCGTCTGCCACAAGCGATTGGATATTGCCGAAATCGATAGACACATTGCCACTGTCAAATGTGAAATACTTTGCCAGCTTTGTATTTAGATATTCCCACCCGGCGTCCAGTTGGTCTCCTGCCTCCGTGAATTGCGAATAGACATCCTCGGGTATCAAGGATTTGAAAGCAGTTTTGAAATATTCCGTACCAAATTCATGGTTCTCAAAGGCTTTGATTAACCCGCTAATACTTTCTGAAAGCTCGTCTGTATAATCGCGAGCATTGTCGATAGTTTTTGCTCTCTCCAGTTCGTCGAAGGCATTGGTAACACCAAGAAGCTGTTGCTCAAGTAGCTTATACTGAGCAATTTCCAGTTCAGTTGCGTCAATCTGTTGTAATGTGGCGTCAATGACGGCTAGTGTCTCGGAACTGTATTCCTTTTCCCCAGAACACAGCTGCTTTAAAACATTAACCATCTCATGGTGCTTGAGTATATCCTGCGATTCAGCTAATTTGAGCTCAGCCTTTGCCGCATCAGTAACCTTGCCAATCAGGTTGTTTAACTCATCTGCATTTGTGACAAGATATCCGTTGGTCACATCTATGCACCCGGCGAGCGCTTCTTCACTTCCCGCAAGAGCCACTAAGCCCTCATAAGCTTCTTCTGTTATGGAATTACCATCCATCAGGACAGAACTAAAAGTTGTTTGGGCGGTCGATACTGAATCTACAGCGGCCTTAATCGCTTCAAAGCCCTTTGGTTCAGCCCAAATAGAAATTTCGCCCTTGGCCCGTTTCTTGGCCTCGTCAAGTTCAAATTGCCAATCCTCAAAAGTCCAGGCGTCGGTATCATTACTGGCGTAAATACCATAAACTATCCTGATATCCTCATCTGATAAGCTGTGAATCCAATCCTTAATCTTATTGCCCATTATGGTGTCTTGCTTATCATCTGGAATAAGGGCTTTTTGAAGCTGAGATTTGAATTCGTCATAGTCAACTGTCCCAGCCGCAGAATTTATACTATTGACAACATCAGTTATCTCTAACCCGGCACTTCTGGCCGCTTGCGCGAGCTCGGGGAACTGCGCCTCAAAATTATCAATCGATATGCCATTTAGCTCTTTTGCTTTCGCTGTAACATCGGCAACATATTTTGATAATGTCGGCCTGCTTAAAAAATCATCAATTTGCTTTTGCTTGGCCAATGTTTCCTCGCTAATATCGTTATTTGAATCAGCGATTAAAGTGCCAAGTTCTTTGATTCTGCCTGCTGTTTCTTCGTACCCTTTTATAATATTTCCGGAGCTATCATATAAAGAGGACTGGGTTGTTTCTATAATACTCCAATTTTCAGCGATTTCAGACTGAGCCTTAACTATCTTTTTCTCAAGACTGTCTATCTGCTTCTCATACGACTTGACTTGCTTGTCATCCAAATCATCCCCGTTCTCTTTGAGGAGCTTTGCACGGCCTTCAATTAGAGCATTTCTTTCCTTTTCCAGCTCATTCGCTTCATGCTGTTTTTTAATTGTGTCATCAATTATGTCAACCGGCTTGTTGTTAGTTCCAATGCCACCCTGTCCGCCCCTCCGGGGTCTAGGGTTTGTGCCGCCTCCGCCAAAACTCCTCTTTGTCAGAACATTGTTCGCATCTGCAGCGGCTTCAGCCCCACGATAATTTGCAATGGCTTGCTCTATTTCAAGCTGTTCTTTTAACAAATCATTCGTAGTTCTCAGATTGTTTAACTCTTCTTGTTCAACTAAACTGAGGGAACCCTTTGCCGATAGTTCATCAATTCTTTGCTGAGTAGTTTCCAGTTCTTTATTCAGGTCATCTACTTTACTCTTTTGCTCTTCATATGCCTGCTGTGATTCTTGGGCTTTTTTAACAGCCTCATCAAAACTCTCTGTAAGCCAATCAACCATAGCCACTAGTGCAACAATCGCAGCGACTGTAGCAGTAATTCCAATCTGTAGGGAAGTTAAAGGTATTTCGGCCAAAGACAGAACGCTGTTTAATCCTCCGCCGCTTTCTCTAACTAAATCTATAGCCGCCTTTAAATCCTTACACTTAGGTATTAGGTTAGAGACAAAACCTATCAGACCGTTTATAGAGCCAGCAATAGCTTTAGAGTTTTTAACCACAGCTATGCTACCTATTGCCAGAAGAACCGTTTTAAGTCCACCAAAAGTATCTATTAGTTTTACAACATTGTTAAGTACGGACAAAATAGATGTGCCGATATCAACAATGCCTTTTATTAAATCGCCATTGACAAGGTTTTGACTAAATTCTTGAAAAGTAGTTTTGAGTACCTGAATATGACCTGCAACGCTGTCCATATAAGTTGCATTCGCCTGCGTTGCAACTCCAGCGGCATCCATAGCATCGGCGTAAGCACCAGCGGCGTCTCCCCAATTACCGATGATGGAGGAAATAACCTGGAGCTGCCTTGTGCCGCCAAGAATTTCAGCCACACGCGCCTGCTGAGTGTCTGACAGCTTATCCCATACCTGGGCGATACCTTCAAAAATATCGTAGATATCCTTATAAGTATCCGTGGTTCCCTCAACCATGATATCGAAACCGGTTAATGCTTTTATCTCTTCAGCATATTTTGAGAACCCTTGAGCAAGTCCGTTTGTATCCTCACCCAATTCCTCAAGTTCGGTCTTTGCGCCTCTGATACGGGCAGACACGGTCTTCAGAGCAGTACCTACAGTAGAGGCGTCTTGGACCGAGGCGTTAGCTGCCGCAATCAGGCCAGCGGATTTCTCAAACGAGGTATTGGTTGCGTTCAAAGCAGCACTGGACTTCTCGTATGCTTCCATCATTTCGCCAGCGGAAACAGCATACTTCTGACCAACCTGTACAAGAACATCAGCAACGTGTTCGGCCTCTTCAACCTTCAAGTTGTATCCTTTAATAATAGAAGTCATACCCGTTGTTGCTTCTTCTGTATCAACAGCGGCAACATTAGAAAGAATGGCAGTATATTCTGCCAGCGTTGACGCATCTTCAAGGTTGTACCCCAATCGGCTAAATGTCTCAATGGAACCCAACACGTCTGTGATACTTTGTCCAAGTTCTTTAGCGAGTGAAATTGACTTTGTCAGGAATTGAGACATTTGTGAGTCGGTAGCCCCAGTAACAATTTTGAGCTGTGTTAAAGCACTATCTATCTCAACAACAGCGGTTACCATCTGTTTAATTGCACGAACAATGGCCATGATAACGCGAGTAATGCTAAACCATGCACTGAACTTTTGGGCGAGCCCGCCCATACGAGCCATCAGCGTTTGCGTGTTCTCACCGACTTCTCTAATGCCCTGTGACGCCGTGCTGAAGTCAGTCCGCATACTTTGCACTTTGGCGCTAAAGGCTTCCATCGAAATTTCGCCATTTTTAAATTGTGCTATCAACTCACGAAGCTGTTGAATATATCCTTGTATGGCCGCATAGTTTGCACTTGATTTTCCGTTCTTTGCCGCCGTCCACTTTGCTTCTGCATCTTGCATCTGCTTCAACAAAGTAACAGATGTCCTTAACGCAGATTGCCGTTTCGTTTCTGCCGCAGTCGCATTCTCAGCTTCGGAAGAAGCAAGCTCTTCAGCCGCACGCCTGCTTTCCGCAGCAGCTTTCTGTGTGGCGGCAGTGGACTCCGCAGCCGCTTTCTCCTGCTGTATCTTTTCAATATTTGCCAGAATCGCAGCGCCCTCGGCCTCTAACTCCGAACGATACTCGCCCGTAACCGCTGTCTTTGACGCGCGGACAGCTTCAATCTTTACGGCCCACTGCTCATATTGCGTGATGAGCTCCGCAACCTTTGCCCGCTCATCTTCTGTTTGCGCACTATTATCCAAGCCAATCAGGGCTTTGTTAACAGTCGCTTTCTGTCTGCTAAGAGCTTCAATTTGTACCCTAAACTCGGCTACTTTTTGTGCGGCATTAGTAGCAGCATTACCTGCCTCTGACATCTGGGATTTGATTTCACCAATACCCTCTGCAGTAATCGTAACGCTGGTACCTTTATCAAGATTAAGTGTATTAATGACGGCACTTAGCTGATTTTTAAAGTCAGCAATGGCACCAGCACCAATGTTTATTCTCGATAAATTGATACTAAATTTACCACTTTTACCGACTGCGTTAAGCTCCTTACGAAGCTGTGTTCTGAAGTTTGCAGTATCCAGCTTCACCTCAGCCTTGATGTTTTTCATAATCGCGTTGATTTCCGAACGAATAAGCGCCTCGCTGTCTCCGTCCGCACCGCCGCGAGCCACGCCAATCAGCAATCTGACATCTGCGTCCGCCATTTTATCACCGTCCTTTATAAAGAAAGAGCTTGGCACAAAGCCAAGCTCAAAATTATCGATATTCGCTTCCGGCTACCGCCGTTGCGTTATATTCGGAACCGTAGCTGCCGTTAAAATCTGCAACTGCCTGCTGAATGAAATGCAGGCCTTCCCTATCCTTTCTGCTTCGTATATAAGTCGAACTGTCAATGCTTCTGCCGTCAAACACAGACCCGCCAGCCGTTGAGTGATTATCCCAGTGACCGTACACATAGTTTGCGGCATGATATCCGTTGTTGAGTAATGCTACAATGTTTCGTACCCCATCATATCCTTCCGGATATAATGAGTCCCTGTGCATATCATCTTCAAAATAGAGGTAAATCACGGAAGTACCATCCGGCATGGTGGTATATATGCGGGAGTAGTCCAGGCTGTCAATGTGTGCCATCACAGAAGCGGGGAGACCATAGCTGGCGGCTGTGGAGCGAATAACAGAAATCAGTTTATCTGCTGCTTCAAACATCTTTTCTTCATTGACAACATTGTCCCCAGCCGCAGTTTTCCCAATTCCATTCTTCGCATACTCTTCCAGCTTCGCCTGCATTCGTGCTTGCCCTCGTGGAGAATTCACCCATGCATTTAACTTGCTACCTATACTCATTCGTCGCCCGGTTCCTCTTCGCTGGTCGGCTTATTGGCGAGAAAGGCATTAACGAGCTTTTCTTCGTCCACATTTCCATTGATATTGATTGCTCTCACAAGCTTCTCAATGTCCTCCGTTCCGATATTAGAGAACACCTCTTCAGTCTTTTTTTGCATATCCCCAAAGGATGCTGCTACCTCCCGCATCTGCTGTTCGATGGCAGAGATGTTACTGTCGCACAGGTACTCAATTTTGCACTCAATAGCATTCAGGATGTCCTGTAGCTGTGCCTGACTGACGTGCTTGAGCACCACATCAACGGCATCTGTCCCATAGACCAAAGCGTAGCAATGCTCCAGATTATCGGGGAGGTTAAAGTTTGCGTACTTAGTCAGGATATTGCTCTTGATAACAAAATCCTTGACCTCTGGCATATACCCACCGACATCGTAATAACAGTTGGATACCACGGAATCCACGAAGGTCAGCATCTCCGCAAGAGAAAGTGTACGCTTGATGACGACCTCGTTATCAAACCAGTATTCTGTTACAACGTCAGGGAAATGTTCCTTTGCAACTCTATCCATTGCTGCAATAGAGACCTTTTTAATACTCTTAGCCATTATGAATCCTCCTTTTGATTCCTGATGCGCTTCTCTTTTTTGCGTAAAGCTTGTGCTTCTTCGTATGTGAGCCACCCACCAAAACTTTTAAGATGCGTCATCCACTTATAGTCAACATTTGGGTATCGATGCCAAAACAGCTTGCGCTTTAGCTTTGCGACACTATCCGGCATACCCTTTGTATCAATGACCTCAATGCGCCCATCGGCATACTCTATATAAAAATCTGCCACATATGTAATAGGCAAAACCTTTTTACCACTCCGCTCAAATCCTTCTTGCAGAACATACTTCTTTTGCAGCTCATAATGAGTCACCTCGCCGCTTTCCACTAAGGGAAGAAGTACATCACGGTAATATTTCATTTCCAGTTGACTGTCAAAAACAATGCCATCGCAGGTTCGGTTGCCTTTGTCTTTGTCTACGTTGAATTTTGTTCTTGTCATCTTTACCACCTAAGTAAATTACGGGAGAGCGGATTTTCCACCCTCCCGTAACAGTTATTCTATTTCTGTCGGCACCACATCCACGGCTGTAAGGCTGTCGATGAGGTGTTCGGTTTCGTCTGTCTCCTTGGACGGCTTCTCAGGGGAAAGTACCGCAGGCGCTTCCACAGCCGACTTTTTGCCACGGCCCTTTTTTACAGGCGCAATATTGCCACGCGATTCGTTGATGCGTTGCAGATAAACTGCACCGCATTCGGGAGAGCACGCAACCTCCTGCCAATGAAAGACCTTAGAGTTCTTATTTGCACTGCGGCACGGTTCATACTCCTTACCGCACACACGACAGGTCATTTTTCCCGCGCTCATACTAAACACCAGCTTTCTGTATGCTAATATACGATGTGGGGATTAAGCCACATCGTCCGTATTTGCGCCAAAGATAGTGTAAGTAAAGAGCTGTCCGCTCTGGTTGTGATAGCCGCAACCGGCACCAGCCAGAGACTCTGCCTCAAAAGCGTGAACCGTCTGGTTTTCACCCATCTCAATAGAAAACTCGCCGTTAAAATCGGCTTTGGGGATATAGAACTGGATACGGAACACGTTTGCACACTTATCTTCGCCAAAAGCGTCAATATACAGAGCGCACTTCTGAGAATAGGTATCACTCATGTTGTTCAGCACGCTGGCCTGAATCTTGCGCTTGTAATACACTATAACCTCTGTACCATCAGCAATCTCACCATCGTTAAACTTGAGGGCTTTAGTAGCAGGGTCATAAGTGAATTTACCCTCACCGACAGCGGCATCCTGAGTCAGCGTCTTACCAAGAGTGCCATCTGTATTCTTGATATAGACAGCCTCGACCTCATTGCCAGTGGTGCCAACCGCCTTGTAGGTGCTGGTTGCCGCATTATCATTGACAATCAGATAGTCAGTCCACATAACCTCGGTTGCTTTGTTTTCGAACTTGCCGCCGGTCTGCATTTCCAAAAGGCCACCGGACACAAGGCCGTTGTTGCCGCTAATAGTCACAGACTTGTTCTTCTTCAAAGAAGACAGCTTACGCCCCTGCTTACCGGTGATATCAGTCTTCTCTTGAGACTGGGCGATAGTGGCGCTCTGGAGCTCGTCCAGAGTAAACAAATATGCGCCAGTCACAATGTCAAAAGCTTCAATGGTCTCCAGACTGGTCAAGGTGATATCATCAACATTCATAGAAACAATCCTCCTTTTTAGGTAATAAAAAAAGCAGTGCTCGGCACTGCAGTGGTTACTTATGGATGAGCCAATTCAATTCGTCTTCGCTCAAATCTTTTGCACTGACTGTGCCAGCATAGATACCATGCATCTTGTTGTCATAGTCAATTTTTTTGATAATCTGCTGCACGCTTTCGTTAAACTGATAGATTGAGAGTTCTCGTGTCCCCTCAAATCCATAGTGGAACTGCTCTGTGTTGACAAGGGCGACAATCAGCGCCTCCAATTGAGAGTCTGTTGTCCGATTCCGTTGCCTTTTCATTTTTTTGCGTGCACGTTCTATCATAAAGTCTTTCGCTGGCCCATTCGCAGGCTTGCGAGTGTCTTTTTCCAGGTGGTGGATTTTTCGTAGGGCATCGGCTATTCTGCCATGCAAAGCACGGTCAATCCTAATACCGGTAGAATCATCAATCAGTATAATATTTCCATTCTGCTCGTTAACTGCAGTTTGAAATGGCTTCAGGTCGAGGTCTCCAAAAATAAGCGACGTGTCCTGCTCTTTAATGATTCCAAACAGAAGCAGAAAGAGTTCATATTCGTCAATCGAAGTAAAATCAACTCCTACATCGTCAAGCTGCACCATCATATCGATTGGCATAGCCGTCAACATGGATACCAACCCATAGTAGGCATCCTCGTTGTCTAATATCTGACCAACCGTTGGTATACAGATTTTGATGTTGTCATTGATTTCAAGCTCCTTTTTGTAAAGGAGATTTCTGGTAGCCATTATCCGTACCTCCTGTTGGAGGGCACAGGCTTCCCGGTAGGCGATAGCCTATTGAACTCCGTTGCATAGAACGTGAGAATCTTTCCCTGATAATCCGATATAGGGGCAAACCGTTTTACAGAGTATAAATCCAATTCCCCAAGCCCATAGTTCCTGCTGCCGTTGATGGCCTTCGCAATTTCTGAGCATAGCTTATCTACTCGGACGCCGCTGCCATTTGGCAGTCTAAGTTTGCTCTTGTGAGCAAAAACCCATATATAGAGCGCAGGCTGTAAAAAGGTCTTGTTCATAGCTTTCTGAATGTCTACATCGCAGCAAATGAATGTCTGCCCATGCTCAATGGTTTCGGGGATATATTCATATGGAAAGACCTGCCTGTACACAAGTTGCTCTGGCTCCTCAAGCGTGGCGTAGTCATTGCTCAACAAGCGAACAATTTCCTCATTAGTAAGCAAATCATCCATTAGCTGATTCTTATATCTGAAAAACTCTTCAAGTTGCATTTACAGCCACACCTTCTTTCCGCTGCTGGGCTCCGGTCGTATCGTTTCTTCTGGCTGGACGTTCTCTCTGGCATTGCGTGGAAAGTAGTCGTAGTAATTGGCAATATGAAGTTCAAGATTGTCACTGTCCTCCGTGTTGCACTCTGTTAACACAAAACTGAGAATACCATTTCCATTGTAGGAACCTCCCAGCTTAAAGGGTTTCGTCAATCTGTACGCCAATATACTGGGCGAATCGTATTCGTCAATTAAAAAACGATTTTTCCGATTTAACCGAACAGAATACTCATCCTTTGCCAAAATCAGCGAAACTCTGGAGTCGCCTCGCGTAAGGATATAATCGTTATCGCCATACTCGCCGGTCAGATATTTTGTACCGTCCTCAACGATGCACCACCGCTCAACGATTGTACCGTCATCTGCAATCCAGCGAAGCAGGTGATTACACTGGCGCATAATCGCCTTGGTGTATATTTCGTTGTTCGCATCTTTCTCTGTAATCAACCAAAAGTTATCCATCCAATGAACCAGACCGCCGTGAGGCAAATCTTCGCCCGGAATCGTACATAGTGTTTTAACGTCCAAATTGTCTGAATTTATGACCGACAAACTGCGAGGTTCACCGTTTATAGTCATTTGGTGAAATGATAGACTTGACGGCATCTTTGTGTTTAGGTATGCTTTCTCTCGCTTCATGACGCTCTCTCGACGGGTGGCACCACGGGCCTCAATTCTTGACTGATATGTGTTCCAAGGATTCATGCTTACACCCCCTCGGGAACCGCATATCTGGCCTTCAGCTTATTACAGATAGAAATTGCGCGAAATACCTCCCGCTTTACAACAGAGGTTTCGCAAGATGGATTGTCAATGAAATATTGGAGAATAGCAATCAACGACAAAAAAGCAGGGTCTTCGTGAATTGCTTCGACCAATTCCTTGCACCCAAGCAATTCTGCTTGAAGGCTTCTCATATAGGTGTCCAATGAGCTTTCTCCACTCTCTTTAATAGGAAGAATCTTGAAAAAGAGATTGATGAGGGTATGGAGATAATTGCTCAAAACCCGGGCGTCCATTGGTACGCCAACCGTGGTTGGAATCATCATAGATGTAAGTCCGTCAAATCCCCATGATTGTACGAATATTCCCTCATCATATTCGTAAAATCTTTTTGAGCCGCATTATAAGCGCCACTTATGCGCATAAGCAGCTCAGCGGGAGAATATGTAGTAAAATCTTTTGTGTTCAGAACATTTTCCAAGCCTTCCTGCCTATAGACAAACGGCTTCATCCACTGAACGAGCATTCCCTCAGAGATAATGTCGGCAAGCTCTTCCAGGTCTTCCGACAATTCTTCATCAAGCTGTCTCTGCAGCTCCCCATCGGGGTCTTCGCTGTCAACCCTGATATAGAACTCTCTTACGTTGTCATCACCGGTTGTGGTGAAATCATATTTGCAGATATGTTTAAAAGCCGCAATCGCTCGTTTCATATAGCCGTCTATTATAGCTGTTCTTTCAAAAGCATCCATATTGATAAAATCAAATTCAGTTACCTTGGAAAGAAAAGCGTTTGTAAAAACATCGTAGGGAACGTTCATATATATCACGCTCCTACTCTTTATCGTTCAATCAGTTCAACACCAAGGTGCTTTTCCAAAGTGGCGATGACCCTGTTGGAGTCGATAGCCTTCTCAGAGATTAGCTGCCGCGCCCTATAAGCCATTGACCTCTTCTGTCCATCAGAGAGTTTCTTGATTGTCTTTTCAAGCTCTGCGGCGGGCTGCTCAAAAATCTTGTCAAAGCCGTCGATGGGAATCGCAAACTTGTAGTATTGGCTCATGCCAAGGTAATCAGCGACCCAAGGTTCATCGAACATAAACCAGTTGTTGATGAAATACTTCTTGCTCGAACTTTTTGCGCTGCGAAGCTCGCCGATTTCCATATCCTGCTCAGCCCCGAATGAGTCCCAAACAAAGCGTTCGCCTGTCTTCTTACTTTTATAGACAAGCCGCCCCTGGAATCCGTTTCTGACCGTAACAATTTGATGTTGGTCAACATCTTTAGGAATTACAGGTTTCTTTTCGGTAGTCTTCTCTTGCACCACCTCAGTCTTTGCAGGCTGTGGATTATCATTTCTTGTCTTAGCTGTTTCGTTAGCCATATTCAATCTCCCTTTTATACAAAGTGCGGGGCTTGTGTAAAGCCCCGCCTATCTTGTTCTCAACTTAGGCAATCTCGTAGCGCCCGATACCAGCGTTGCCGCCAGCCAGCACGATACCCATGCCGTATTTTTCACCGTACAGGTACTCCTGAGTCAAGTCACCATTGCTCATGGGGTCTCCCATAAGAACGATGGGGTTACCCTCATACACGCACTTGATGGGCTTATCATCACCGGCAATGATAGTCAGGATGTCGTCATTCATTACGAAATCGGTGGAGCCAACCTTGTGACGCTGGGGAGTAACCACAACGGGAGTCCCGTAGAACTTACCGTAGTAACCCATGTTGTACAGGTCGCTGCGAGAATCAGCACCCTGAATGGACGGAGCCAGATTACGAACACCCTTTTTGGTACCGATAATAGTGGCGGTCTTACCGCCAGCAGCCGCCTCAACGTGGGCAATCAGGTCAAGCAGCTCATCCTCATCATACGCACCGGCAGCAGGGAAGTAAGTCACACCGCCAAAATCCTGCGCAGTTGCGCCGCTCCAAAGGGTGTAGACATCTTCAAGCAGCTTCTGACGGAAGGATTCGGATACCTTATTGATAAAGGTGTTGAACTCAACACGACCAGACAGAACGCGGTTCAGCTCCTCGTAAATCTTCACGACCTTCAGAGAGGTCGGAATAGATACCTCGCTGATACCGCTCAGGCGCTGCCTGCGAATACCCTGAGTACCGTCTGCGGCCTCGGCGACAACAAACAGATTGCTGTCTTCAATCTCAAAAATGTTCTTATCGCCCTCGGCAACGTTACGGAAGTCAACAAGAGCGTTGAAATACTCGTCGCCCTGCAAACCTTCAACAACAGTACGACTCAGGATTTCCTCTATCAGGGTAAACAAACCGTTGCACTTGCCGTCACGAATGTTTCTATAGTTCAAGGTTGTACTGCCGCCGTTGGCATCAACCAGAGCCTTCTGCAAAAGCTCCATGGACTGACCAACGGAATACTGCTCAACATTGCCGCGATAGGCATCAACAGCAACCTTAACAATGTCTTTCATATCAGCCATTGTGTTGCACCTCCTTAGTTAGATTCGGTCTTGCCGATTTCAATGGTGTAATAGATATAGCGACCGACAGTTTCGATGTGTGCGCACTCACCAAAACCATCCTTGCCGGACTCCAACTTGCCGCCAGCGCCGATTGCTACTTTTGCACCCTTAGTAGGGACAGCGCCGCCGACAAAGCCCTCCTTGGTCACAGAAAACAAGTTGCGGCTGCGGAGAATATATCCACGAGTGGCCTTACCAGCCTCGTTGATAAACTCATCCAGATTCTTCTTGCGCTCGTCGTACATAACCTCCACACCGGCAACGACAGCGCAGTTGTTCAGGTCTGAACTGGCAGTTGCGGCAACCGCTTTCATCACTTCGCGCTGACCGTCTTCGTAGCCCTGCAGCTCGACAATAACGCCATTTTCCACTTCTGCCACTTTCCCGTCCGCACCGTAAAAACGCAGGGAAACGAGGTCGGCAGGCTGCTTAGTACCGCTCATCAGGTCGGTACGAATGACTGTATAGGCCATAAATCATTCCTCCTTGTATTTTATTTAATTATGTTGATTGTTTACAGTGAACCCGTACTCGGCAAAAACGCCGCCATAGGGTTCACTTACCGGCTTCGTCTTTTCCACCGGAAGCTTAGGCGGCTTCTGTTCCAGAGAGAATTTAGCCACACTTCCGTTTCTGCCACGGATTGCATAACACTTCTCTTCGAGAACATCAATGGAATACTCCATGCTCTTTTCGCGCAGCGCCTCAAACGCTTCAACACCAACCAGGTCATCAAACTGGGCAAAGATTGCATCACGCTTCTCTTTTTCTGCGGCCTTCTCAGCGGCACCTTCGGTATCTGCCTTGAACTGCTTCAAAGTCTCCAGCTCTGCCTGCATGGTGGAAATCGTATCAGAAGCCTTTTGGTATTTCTCAGACCACTGTTTGTTGTTGGCCATATATTTCTCCGTAACCTTTGAGAACATACCATTCATGGGGCTTGTCTGCGAACCTTCATCAAACGGCTCAAGGGCGAGCTTCATTCTTTTCTTGCTGGAGAAATCAATAACGACATGGTCACCGTCCATAGAATAGGTAAAGCCGTAGAGATTCCAATCCAGGGTGTCTGTTGCATATACCTCAGACGTTTCTCTGTCATAGTCCCAGAACCAGTAATGAGAGTCTGTGCCCCAGCAGGTCTCGACCTTTTCGCTTTCAAGGGCACCATATAGCTCAGTTCTGAATTGTCCCTCCAAAGCAAAAGTCTCGCCGCCAGCCTGCTCGTCCTCCGGGCCCTCGTTTTCAGTTGTATTGGGCTTCGGCTCTTCACCGTTGTCGTCCTCGTCGGTCTTGGACTTTGCTTTTATCTTTTCAAACTTTGCCTGCAGCTCTTCCAGCGTGAAATCTTCGAGGCTAAAGTCAAGCGCGTCTTCCGTCAGATTATACTTAGCCATAAGCTTTTTCTTTTTATCCAACGCCTTTTCTCCTCCTTCCGAATAAATTTGGGGGTGTATGCCAACCTCTCCCGAGGGTTGTGCCAGTGAAAATGTTTCCTTAAATTCCTGCATCATCTCAGCAAGCTGCTGTTTGAAATCACCGCATGAGAACATCTCCAGCGACGCTGATTCATAGCAGGGTTCAGCCGTTCCCAAAAGGCAAAAGGCTGTGAACTCGAAACGCTCAATCACAAAGACGCCATCAACCATTTTTCCCTCTTTGACAGAAATCTCCATAGATTCGTCGGTGATACCGTCTTCCTTGATTTTCTTATATGCCTCCTGCCGCTTCCAGAGCAGCGCATTCACACACAGATACTCGTGCACGCCAGATGCGTCATCAATCTCCTCCCACCAAAACTTGGTGCTTTCCGGGATTACGCCAACCGGTTGGGTGATATTGACAATCCGCATACCACCGTCATCATCGTGAACAAGCTCCATATCGTGGGAACCGATTGTGTCTGTTTCTCGGTCATAGCGGCACACGATGGGACAGTTGTATATGCTGGACATACAGCGCTCAAATGTTTCCTTGCTGATGAAGCTGTTGTTGCGGTTTTTACCGGTATAGGCGACCCTAAGCACACCGCTGTCAAAAGAGCTGTTACACTCGGTCAAATCACTGATGCCAGAAGAGAACACAATCCTCATATTACGTTCGCCCATGTTTTTCGCTTCACCACCTTTTGAATATAAATAATGCCCGCATATACTGTGCGGGTCAGAATGTAAGCGTATCAGATAACGCAAACTGTATTGAGGTCTTAGCAAAGGCTTGTTCTTCTTTATTGAGAAAAACATATATTCCTTTGCCGTCAGAATGAAGCAGACTATAACCCATCTCTATAAGGGAGTTTTTATCTGCCTCAGTGAAAACGTAAATGAAATTTTTCATTACCAGTCATCACCATCCTCTCGTGACTGTTCCCCAGAATCGGTCAGGTCACCAACATCCTTGGTCGGTGCGCCGCCTTCATCTGTTGCAGCATTGGAATCTGGCGAGCTCTGCGTAGATGAGCTTTGTAGCGGCTTGAACATTTCATTTAAGCCAAGCACTTCATTCTCCAAGTAGCTCATACAGTCCAAATCAGCCTGATTCATGCCTTGGGAAGCAGCGTAATAGCTTACCATCGGTATGCCGTATTGACAGGCTTTAAGGTATGCGTCCCCAACCTCCTTACGGTTAAAGGGACTGCAATCGAGGAACGTGACCTTAAAATTCTTACCATAGCCTTGGGATTGAATAAATCTGTTTACCATATCCTCAATGCTTTTGACAATTCCGAATGTGATAGCCTGGTCTGCCTTGATTGACAGAAGCAACGCATTAGCCGACGCCTTGTCGTTATTGAACAACAGAGAAGAAACACCGGCTGCTGTAAACAGATTCTGCTCCGCTTCTGATATAGTGTCAGTATCACCAGTATTTGACTTCTCAAAGCTGATTTTGTTGATAGGCATAGGAGACAAAATCGAGCCGACTTCTTCCGGCAGCACACTGTCAAGATTACGCCAAAATTCTTTAGCCTTGTCCAAATCCATTTGCCAGTCGCCATCCTCGTTAATACCCAGCGTCATAACAAGCATGGCGTAGTTCTCAAGAGTAGTCTTTGTCAGCTTTAACTGCTTGTAATCTTCAAGGTCATAAACCTCGCGCAATATTCCGGCAAAAGGTGGCAGCGAATAGTTGGGAATATCGTTGTTGCACTTGATGGCAAATGACGTTGGAGCGTCGAGTTCTTGCCATCTCATATTTCGCCTATCCTTCTGATACAGCTTGTATTTTGATTGAAATTCAGTCGGATAGAAGTTGAGATATTGTGAGTTACCATCGAAATAGGAAAAGTCGAAGGTAACATTCAAAACATTTCCTTCTATCGTAGAGACCGCGCAGTAATCAGATGGAAGTTGCTGGATTGTGATATTATCGTTTGTCACCCACAATGTCCCGTAGAAGGTGTCTTCTCTGAGGCACACGGTCAATATCTTTGGAAACTGTGACCGCACGTTCATAGCAGACATTGCATTCAGAACCTTGCGATAATTGCGGTTCACTGATTTAATATTGGCCGATTTTGGGTCTATACGATACGGAGAAATGACATACGCCAAATCGGATAGGCCGGTGAAATACTGTATGAGCCTGCGAAAATGTGAGCTTGCACCATAAATATAGGTGACAGCGGTTCGAAGCTGCTTTTCGTATGTATATGGATTCGACAGATATGTCGTGATATCGTCTTTTGAATAGAGCGTGAATGTCGGCGTATTGGTATTGTTGTTCAGGTCTCTGGTAATGAGCTTGTTCAGCACGGCGAACCTTTGAGAAATTCCAAACATTCCCTCTATATCTTTTATCTCCTTGGTTCTTGAGGCAATGCCAGCTGCCTCTTTAGCTTTTTGACTATCCATTCAGATTTCACCACCTTCCTTTTTCCTTGATTTTCGGGGGCCTAAACATAAACATATCGTTTGAGTTGAAGTCCGCCGTCTTAGTACGCCCAAGCTTTGTTTCAAGCTGTAGGGCGACATAGTAGTTGTAACTCAGGCTGGAATAGCGGTCTTTTCGCATACCCGAGCGCTCATAAACTTTCACACGTCCACCCGATTCCTCGTGCTGTAGCTTAACAAGTTCGTCTATCAACAGCGTTGTGTGGACATAGGGCATCTGTACTTTTAGCTTCTCTGTCTGGGATAACGAGCTGTATCCCTTGAGTTCTGCAAGCAGCATCTCTGCGTCGTACTCGGTAGCAAGCAAACGAATCTTGCCACTTCTAAACCCCTCTCGAAGTAAAACCGCACATTCCGAATTGAGAGCAGGGGTTGCTTTAATAGCCCAAATAACTTTATCTGCACTCTTTACGGTGCATCTGTCCGCCATTTCCTGATTATTGCAGCAGGAAATCGCCGGATACACTTCTCCTGTCTCGGGGTCAACGATATCTCGCACCAATGCGTCATAAACACCCAGACCGATACCAGCGCAGTCCAAAACTATGTAGTCGCAGGAGTATTCATCAAAGAGTTTTCGGATAATCAATGCTTGGTCTTCGGTATGCAGTCCCTCAAAGGTATCGCTGTATACAATGTTGCTCGTATACCGCCCTGCCTTTGTAGGCAGCATCTGGTTGATAAAGATAGCAGTTGCGTCATTGTTATGCTTTTTACTTGACATCAAAGCAATATCCGCCGACAGAATACGCTTCTCCCCATTGACTTTTAGGGGAATCCTAACACGCTTATCGTTGCCCAATGTGTTTGCCAGCTTATCCGGCAGCATGGGGTATTCAATGCGACGATTTTTCGCAATGGAATTAAAATCGAAAAATGCTCCGTCTTCTGCGCCAAAGAACTCTGCCTGCATCTCCATGAGGAACTTAACCTCGTTGAAGTCAGACTCCAGCATATCGCTTTCCACATCCTCGGCATAGAGCAAACCTTCTTGTATCGAGAGTTGATATGGCAGGCCACAGACGAAATCCTTGTTACCAACGAGCATCGACTTGAACGTATCCAGAACCTTAGTGTATGACCAATGGTCTTTGAAGTAAGCAGAGGATGCGTAAAAAGTCTTGTTCGGCTCTTTTGCATATTCCGCCTTTTTCTCCGCTTTGGTCAATTCGCTGTAAGGAGGCATACGGCGGCTGGTTAAGAATTTCTTCATAACAGCGTCAAGCGTATCTTTCTTCACCATGCGGAACTCGTCCACCACCAGGATGTTCGCACGATTGCTTCGTGCATTATCATTAGCGGTAACAACCTTGATGTAGCTGGTATTGTTGAATACTATCTTTGCATCCTGTCCGCTGAACTTCGACTCCTTCATGTTAATCTCGTTACACAAAACCGGAGACTTCTTCATTAGCTCTAACTGAATTTTCTCGAAGACGGCCATACTCTGACCTCTTGTGCCGGAAACAATCACAACCTTTGTGCCAGGGTATAAAATACATCGGATACATATAAATAGAGCAATTAGAAAAGTCTTACCCATACCACGAGAGGCGACCCACACAAAATTGCGGCTCTCATTCATCATACAGAGTAAATCTAGTTGGAAATCCTTCAGGAAATCCATTCGGAGATAATCTGTCACGAATATATCAATATTCTCACGGTAGAAACTTCCCCATATCGCCATCCCCTCGATAACACGTTCACGGAGCGAGCTGGTTTTTTCACTCATCAGCACCACCCACCTTCGAGTTACCGAAGATGTCAGTCAGCATAGTATCGTCATCGTCGTCTTCATATTCAGGAAACTTGACCCGAAGCTCATTCATTGCATCCTCGTACATCTGCACATGAGCACCACGCAAATTGACCATCTTAGCACCATGACCCAGATACCACGTTGTAATATCCCTTATACGGTGGTTTATATCTCTCATTTTCTCATCGGTCACGGGCAAAGGGCGCCTTGATTCCCACTTTTCAAGCCCAACACCAAGCGGCATTTTTTCAAGCTCTGCGTCAGCATCGCTCTTTTGTTGTGAAGGCTTTAGGTTCATACTGCCAAGCAATTCGTTCAGTTGCTTTTGGTTGTCTTTTATGGGCAAACCATTTGCGGCGTCTCTGTTGATAAGCACCTCAGACAAACATATTTGTTTATACAAAGTTCGCTCGCTCTGACTGATACTGGTAAGTCCTTGCGTCCACTCTTTGTATTTGCGTTCAAGCTCGGCGTAAAAATCCGGGGTGTATCCTACCCCCCAAAAATCAATGAGAGCCTGGTCTACCGGGCTCCCTTCCTCTTCGCCTATTTCTTTTTCAATGTCTTCAACGGACTCAGCATATGGTTGAGCCGCTTTTAACACACTTTCTTCGCGCAACGTATCATCATACGTCTTATCAATAAATCGAACCATGTTGGTCTTACCTATGTAAGTACGGACACGAGAGTTTACACCTGCCCGCCGCTCAACCATATCGTAGATGCTTTCGTTCCAATACAAGTCAAGCTTCATGCACATTCGGTGCATAGCTTCTTTATCACCAAGCTTAGAACGGTATTCCTCATACATCTCGTCTATACAATCGTTACACCACGGTAAAAAACCGATACCGCGATACATAGGACTGTGACTAACAGGAAAATATCCCTTTCTCCTACTGAAAGCGCTGCCGCATCTATGGCAATATACATTCGTGGAGCCGACAATCTTTGGGGTATCATCCTCGACCTTTTCAAGCCGCTTTCTTTTTAACGAATCCGCCATCACATCAGCCCCCTTCGCACGTCGTCTTCCCACATTTTCACAGCAAGCTTCAACTTCGTACCGGGATAAAAACGAGGAACAAAATGAGCCGGAATCTCAATTGGTTCTCCTGTTTGCGGGTTGGGGCAGCTTCTTGCCTGACGTTCCAAAGCCTCAAACTTGCCAAAGCCGTAGATAGAAACATTGTTTCCGTTTCTCAAATTTTCTACAACCACATCAGTAAAGCCATCAACAATATCCGTCGCGGCACTCTTTGTGTAACGGTGCTCGTCAACAAGCTGCTGGATTAAATCCGCTCTTTTAATTTCCATCCTTTACACCGTCCTTTCCATTACAAATCCGCCAAAGACTTTTGAGCATCGGAACGGATTTCACCATTTTCATCAAAGTATTGCGAAATTTGTTCCTCGGCTGAAATGTCTTTATAGATGCGAACCATATCCGCAGACTCCCAGCCGACAATATCCTGAATGACGTTGTCGGGGAGGCCGAGCTTGGAAAGATGGGTAGTAAAGTAATGCCTGAGACTATGCCAGTAGAAGTCTTCTCCCGTCATACGGCTGAATGTGTTAGCCCAACTGTTCAATGTTTTATCGCTCATCTGCGCATCCGGATTGCTGGAGGACGGAAACAGCCACACACTGTTAATTTCTTTTTCATTTCTTTCTTGCATCCACGCATCAAAATACGGTTTGAACTTCTTCGCCAGAGTATAACAGTAGATGAATTTCCCAAGTCCAAAACCCTTCGTCTGGATGGGCTCGGATGTCTTATATAGAGCTCCGCCGCACACAAGATTGTTGTCGTTGAAATCGTCAACCTTGAACCTGCACAGCTCTGCTTTGCGACGCCCGCTGCACATGGCAAGTGCAAGCGCACAAGCCTTTTTATGCTGTCCGGCGTTGGACAGGTCGTCCAACAGCTTATCCAGAGCGTCGTCCTCCCATACGGTCTTTTTCCGAACCGGCTGCATCGCTGGATTCTCTATCTTTCTTACCGTAGAACGGAAACCCTCAAACTCCGGGTCATCATCGCAAATATTCTCCACGAAATTGCTCATGGAAGAGATTGCAGATTTTAGACGGCGCACACGAGAAGGGGAGTTGCCATTCTCGTTAATCAACCAGTGCTGATATGCCGCATAATCACGCTTTGATATCCTAGGAAAGAATTTGTTCCCATTGTGCTGAAGGTTCCAAACCCAGAATATATCGATATCATTGGAGTACCCGGCAATCGTCTTAGGGCTGCGCTGGACTGACTGCAAATAAGTAATAAAGTCTTCCTTCAAACGCATATTATCCGGGTTGACCTGACTTAAAAGCTCAGGGCTTGTGATATCATTTTGCTTGGTCTTTCTCGGCATCAAAGCCACCTCGCTTTCTTTTATTTTTTTGGTTGCAGATACGGGAGTCGAACCCATTCCCCAAGGTTTATGAGACCTGTGACTTAACCGTTTGTCCTATCTGCAATATGGTGGGAGGGAAATATAGAAATAGGGTTGCCCATTTGGGCAACCCTCCTATTATTGCAAGGGTATACCGTATGAACAGCGGATACCGTTTGTGTCGCACACGCAAACCATTTGCTCCGCTCTGCCAAAAATCCGTTTCTGCACGCAGTAATCATCCATACCGAGGAAACTGCCTGCCATAACGATTTTCACGCCCTGCACCTCATCAATCTTGTTGTGATGAAGGTGTCCAGACAAAACCGCGTACAACGGCCTGCGGGCCATCGTCTGCAATGTTTGTACCTTTGATGCGCTGCCATCAAAGTCACCGTGGACTCCGCAATAGGTGTTACCACGGACATCAATCAGGTACATGGTCTCGTCAATCTTCTCGCCGCCGCCAATGACCACATTTTCAAAGTTCTGCAGCCGCGCGGATAAATACCACTCAACAAGGTCATCGAGCCGCTCACTTGTTAGCGACATATCCTTATTGGGGTTCAGCCTACTGTGATTACCGGCTACGCTGACATAGGTGACAGTTTTAAAATGCTTGCTAAGCTCGGCGATGAACTCGGCTATTAGCTCGGACACACCTTTGATTTGCTCGATTACATTCTCCTTGTTGGTGACTGCAATTGACTGGTGGATGTTTCCGCTGATTTCGTCACCGTTCGCCCATACGATACAGTTCTCGCTACCATGTGTTTCGGCAATGTCGATAACTCTATCTAAATAGTGGCACATCATTTCCCGGCATACATCTGAATTATATGTATTCCAATGATTCTGGACGTTGGCCCCATAATGGATGTCATTCAGACTAACCAACAGGTCATTATCTGACGGTTGGACGCCGCTGGGCTCATAATTAAGCTGCGGCAGATTCCCAAGCCTGACGGCATCAAACAGAATTTCATTCAGCTCTTCCTGCCGGGAGCGTTCACGGATTACCTTATTAAATGCGTTGCGCTGGTCAAAGAATTTCTGCCGTTCTTTTTGCAGCTCAATGCGTTTGCTCTCCAAGGCGGAAAGCGAACCCTCGTCTTGGATGGCTGCCTCGCCATCACGTTCAATCGCATCAATAATGGCCTTCATGCCATACATTCTTTTGCGTACCTCGCTGGAATTGAAGCAGTTACCCTCACCAAACAAACGTTCACTCAGTTCCTCGTAGTCATCGTCAATGGTGCGGTCAACCAGCTTGCCAATAACGATGTCACGCATCTCCTTATAGCTTGTTGTGCTGGTAATGGTTTACATCCCCTTTCGCGGAGCCGGGCTTCGGAGGCTGCGTAACAGCTTCATCGGGCCAGACTGTTCCTCCATGTAGTAGTGGTGTCGCTTAGAGTCCTGTTTCATCGTGCGGACAATATGCACACGCGGGTACTTCTCGATAATGACCTTTTTCTCATCTGCTGTAATAGCAATCACTTGTATCATCCTTTACTTCTAAAATTTTTATTTTTATTGATTTGCTTGTATCATTCATACATACATTCCATCAAACCACCCCAAATCGCTTGTGGCACAACGGATTTGGGGTGGTACTTTTTTCTAACAAATCAAGTCAAACAGGCAGTTTTTGCAGCGCCTCTGCGCCGCATTACAGCGTCCACCGTCTGCTTAGTCTTGATTTCTACAGCACATCCCTGACAGTATTTTTGAGGTCTGCCCATTGCGGCGTTCTGCGCTTTGACAGTTAAACCACAGTTGGCACACTCAAAATAGCTGCCGCCATAGTATTTCAGGTACTGGTAACCGAGGTTCCGAAAATCTTGAATATGTATTGCGGTCTTGCCGCCCTGGATAAACAACACCTGCACATTTAGGTTGTCTATCTTCTTGGAGAACCGAATCAACCCCGCATCACGAAGGTCAGAGAACATGAGGCTTTGGCGCTTGATAGATGTGTTGACATTTGCCATCTGCATGATTTCTCTGTCCGCCGTGTTGACCCAGTGATTGTTGCTTTCAGAAGCGGCGTCCCAATACTTTGCCACACACAGAAGGGTAAATGCCAGTCTCCTTATTTGCTTACCATCCAAAGCTTCAATCTTTTCCAGCTCCGGCTCTGTGATGTCAACACCATCTATTTTGATAAGGGGGAACTTGTTGACCCCTTTCGTCACTCTATCCAAGGTGTCTGACCAGTGTACAAGCGAAACAGACGGGTCACACTGGAGCATAAAGTCGTCAAGCATTTCCCTGATTTCTTTTTTTGTGTATCGGTTCTCGTAGTAATACTTTGCAACCCGGCTCAATGTCTCTATTGGCCTCTTGCCGAGGCTGTGGTTGGCAATCATTTTCTCCGCCCACTCATATTCATTTAAAACTAAGCTCATCGCACTCCTCCAATCTCTTTTGCCTTATTGAGAATCGATTGCCACAGAACTGAATATCACCGGCGGCATCGGCGGTTGGGAATGATATGATACCGTTATTCCGACGGAGCAGGTTCTGGACAATCACATCCCCACACATCTCCCAAGCAAACCTCTTTGTGGCGCTCCTCTGATAACAGATATCCAAAACGATGTCGCACAGCGCGTAGCGGTTCGGGCATACCCTCGCACATTCCTGTTCAAATTCCATGCGCATCTCTAACATGCGGGAGAACGTGTCATACTCGTCAACCCTCTCGTAATTGGTAAACACAGCATAGTTGCGCAGCCGCTTGTTATACCCGTCGTACAGCTTGGCAATAGCGTTGTATTGGGAGCGTGTATACTCAGCGCCGCTCTTCATAATCGCATAGTCAAACTCAGAGCCCGCGTTGTGCCGACCGAGGTAACCGTCAAACTCTTCCTCGAACCGGCGACAGATTCGATTCATTACGCAGTCATGGTTGCCGACCGGCATACGGGCCTCGTAATACCGCAAAAAGTTCTTTTGTTGTTCGGTAAGCTCTGAACGCGGAGTGTCATACATCTCGTCCACTGTCATCAAAAACTCACGCATCGCGTTTTTATTTGTGTTCTTTATGTATGTGTTGTACTGTTTCATCAGAGTGGGGTAGATATACCGCATAAAGTACGGTTTCTTATCCGCTACTACTTTGAGGTACAGCCGCCGGATATCGGGGTCTTCAATTTGATTGACACTGTGGCGGTCATGCCATTCACGGGGCATCGGCTTGGCGATAATACCCTTGGCCTTGTCGATTGCGTTCTGCTGGAAAAGCTGACCGCACTTGATGCGGTAGTCAAGTATGTCATACTCTTTACTGCCCTTCTCAAACTGCGCCTGGACATCGAACATAGAAGTAATCCAGTTGGTCGTTTTCCCAATATCGTCACCGAAGCTGTCAATATTGGCCTGAATGAAATCTGCTTCATCGACTATCTTCTTGCTGGCCTTTCGCTGAACACACATCAAAGCCGGAAGTTCTTTCAGGTTGTCAACAAGCACCTCATTGTCCGTCAGCATAACAAGGTCACCGTCCTTGTCCATGCCATTGAGAGCATGAGCGGCAGTGTCCCATGAATTAAAGACAGTGCAGGTCGTCATATACTGATACCAATATAGAGCCTCGTCACTCCTGTTCGGACACACAAGCCGGATATTGTTGTGACAAGTCATCGGCGCCCGATAGCAGGCCAGCCTGTCAGCCCCAGTGTCACACCAATATTTGTTGAATACCTCGCCAGCCTTGAGCAAGCCTGTAACTTCAAGCCCAAAAATGTGCTGACACAGAGAGTAAGGGTCACCAGAAACAATGGAGTAATTGCCGTGGACTTTGAGTACCCCCACTTTGGCCTCATTGATTCTGTTCCTAATCATCTGGTACACGCTGCTCTGAACGTAAGGGTCGTTCAGCATGGCAGGTTCAACCATAATAGCCTTGGCATAGTCGTCGTCTACATGGTCAATATTGTTTTCAGTCAGCCCCACACCTTTTAGGAAAAGCACCGTCTTTTCCCAATCGGCATAAAGCACGTCACGAATCTCATTCATCGTGGGAGCAATAAGCCTTTCAATGTCATCGTCACTCAAGTCATAGCTTTGAATGAACTGATAATTCAGAGTCCGCTCATTCTCAAGCTCTTTGGGACAAGTCTTCGCAACCCCGAACGTATATCCGTTCTGGATGCAGTTGTCCAAGTAGCTCTGACAGCTATCATAGGAATCCCACAGCTTAACCATAGACGTAGTCAGCACAAGCTCGACCGTGCGAATGTCTACATCATTTCCCCAGGCATCCTTGACAATATAGGCTCCGGCGACATTCTCGGCAAAGTCCAAAAAGTCAAATGTGAAAACCATGCCCTTTTCCCAAGAAAAACGGGTATTCACACCGCTCACCAGATAATCAAGACCAAGCTCCTCGCTCCACCGCTTGGCAAGCGTGGGCAGCATCAGACCATATCCGTCTGACTCGTTAAGCTGCACCAAAACCTGATTACGCGCCTCCATCACCGGTTCTCCTTCATCCTCATCGTTGAGATAGATGATATCCGTAAGAAACTCTGTCTCGCAGTCGCTGACAATGAGAACACCATTCGGCATAGATACAGGAGTGGACGCACTGCACGTCAAAGCTTTGTAAGCCTCAAGCTTTGCAGGAACCATTTTCATTTCGGGATTCCGACCGTTATCAATTCGCCGCCGGATTTCTTTTGCGTGGCGCTCGCTGACAAATACGATGGTTTCATTCTTGACACCGCCGTTAGTTCCCAGTAAACGCTCGTATTTGATGCCGTTAATGCTAAAACCGTTGCACGCCCGGTGATAATCCTTCTCCCGGTCGATGATAATGCAAAGATAGTCTGGTTTGAACTGAATATCATCCAGGTTGCTGTATAGCTGCTTAATACGTCGGCGATTCTGAACATTGTTCGGTTCCTTACGGAGCTGTTTGATTTCCGCCTTTATCTCACGAGCCTGCGCATCGGCGTCCGTGATTCCGTTTAGTTCATCGAGCCAACGGAGCACCTGACTGTCGGCAAGAGATATCACTTCATCATTTCTCCGAGCCTCAGCTATCGGGAGCGTCAGCTTCCATTTAGCCTTACGCAGGCGGCTGCTGTGAAGTTTGTATATGTACTTCTGACATACCAGTTGTTTAGCTATATAGGTCACCTCACTTGTATGTTATTTAATTATGATGATATGACAAAGCTTAGTCGTAGAACCCCTTCAAATACTGGAACCATTCCTCGTAAAACTCCTGCCTACGTTCATTTATGTATTTATCCAGAGCGGCATCATCCTGTGCCGCCTCGTTCTCGCCGGAAAAAGTCCGGTCATCATACAGGCGTATTGAAGCCTGCCGGTTATACTCATTCAATCACTTGTCCTCCTTGATTTGTAATGTCAATCCAGTTAATAAGCAGTTCTCTCATTCTCCTGCTTGGTATGTATAGGTTAATGGGCCTGCCATCTCGTATAGCGCTCCGCCATATCCATTGCAGCATCTCGGACAAAGCAAATTTGTCGGCGTCAATGCTAATATTTTTGGCGTGAAAAAATTTCATGATATTGGGGTCTGCAAAGCGATTCACCATATAGGCAATATCCGTCCGGTCTTTGTATTGATTAGTAGCACGCGCACTTGATTGCAGATAGTTGTTACGGAAACGCCCGGTCTTGGCATCAGTAAGCTTGTTGACATCGTCCTTGAAACACGTCCACAGCCTTGTTTTGGAACTACTTCCCGGTATACTTTGAAAAAACCGCTTGAGCGCGTTCCGTAAAACACGGATATCCGGGTCATTGTAGCTGCGTCGGTCGTACCACGCTTTAGACAGTGCGTAGGTATTCTCTCCTACAGAGTTCATCTTTCGGCTGTCTTCAATGTTTATAAGCTCCGTATAATCCAAAGGGGGTGGAGCGTCCGGTTTATCGGAGAAATAGTACCCGCTCTCATTTTTTTCGACACCGATTATGCGATAATCAAAATCAAAATACTCAAGATAAGCTTTCTGATATTGCCCTTCGAACAAATAAGTAAGCATATATACCTCATCGAATGACCGAAGTAGCTCGGGATTTAAGATGTTTAGTAGCGCACTATCCAGCTTAAAAAGAGAGCCTGTATCCGCCATCTGCTTATAATCGCTAAAACGCCCTACATATTCGTTGTCATTCCAGCGGATACGTCCATCATTGTCCACTGTTGCAAGCTGCTCTATCATTAGCTTGAAGTCTTTACTCGTGATATTCAGTCGCTCAACCACCTGAATGCTCTCGTCCACAATTAGGGAGTAGTGCTGATGACGAACAAGCTCAATGGCCTCTTCGTCCATCAGGTAAAAGAGCGAATGGGTAGCGGCAACATTGTGTCCGGCTCGAAGGTGAAGCTTCAGCTCAGTGGACTTACTCATATGGTCGCTGTCCGGCTGGTCGAAGTCGCAGCACTCACAGATACGCCCGACCTCGTCCAAATATGGTGTTATGTATAGGAAGCGTTTGCTCCCTTTATATCGGTTCATGTACCGGATGGCAGCAGAGGACTTACCCCTACCCATCCGGGCGTCTACAACAGTTATTGGGTTAGTCAAAAAATCACCTCTTTGTCCAGTGGAAAGATTTTAGGACACATGAAAGCCGCTCGGCTGGCTATACTGTGGAGTATGCGCAAGCGCTCTTTCCACGTTGTGCTCTTGTTCATCTTTTTCTCCTTACTTTTCTTTATAAGCAACACCCTCAAATCCATTGTGCCACAACGCCTAAAAAAACAATTAGGACACACGGTGTGTCTTTTTTTCTCGATATTCAATTTTCAAGGTGCAATTTCTGTAACTCTTACGCCATCAGGGATTCAGTCTCACAGATGTCGCTGTCAACCAGATAGTTGTGAGATACACTGCCAAGGTTCAGCTTGCGATAGGCTTCGTCTATCTCTTCACTAGTAATGCCGATGTAGTCCAGAGTCTGAGCGGCGGAGGAGTGACCAAACATCTTCTGGAGAAGCAAGAGCTTTCGAGGGTCGTTACCACTCATCACCATCTGATGGTACGCAAAGGTCTTGCGCAGAGAGTGAGTAGCCATACGGTTGCCAAGACCAAGGTCTTTCGCAATACCCTTGAGGATATTATCGCAGGCTTGCTTGGTCAGCGGCTTGTTCTCACCAGAACCATTATTGGACTCGCTGCGGAACATATAATCGCTGAGGCAAACACCGGGCGTGTTCTCAAGGTATAGGGTAACAGCTTCGACAACTGCAGTGTTGATGGTGATGTAACGGTTGCGCTGATGCTTACGAGTGTTCTTGGTCTTCTTCTCCAGAATTGGGAAGCGGTCACGGAATGTACAATCATCATTGATGATGTGGGTGAACCGCAGGGAGCGCAGGTCACTGATGCGAAGCCCAAAGTTGATGCCAACGATGAACAGCATATTGTCACGGTAACGCTTGTGTCCAATCAGGAATTGGGAGATACGGATGATGTCAGCCATATCTTTTATGGGTTCAGCGGCGTGCTCTTTGGCAAGCTCGGTATGTACCTCCTCAGTAGCGGGGGCAATGAGACCAGCCTTGAGCTTACGGTAGCTCTTCTGGACAGCGGCAATGTCGATGACGCCATCAGTGTTATTAGAGTTAGTCGGGAACATTTGAATTATCTGAGCCATTGTGCGCTCCTCCTTGTAGGCGAAAGTATGTTATTTAATTTACCTGATATGCCTATATTATACCACATTTTTATCTGAATTCAAGCGAGTTAGTAGTCGAAATTAAGAAATAATCGATAAATAATTTCACAAAGGGAAAGTCGCGCAGTTAAGCCTTTTTCTCTTTTGGACACACAAACTTTGATATTAAAGCAGCTGTACAAAAGGCTTAACCACCATAACATCTTTGGAGAAAAATGCAGTAATATCAAGGGACGGCGGAAGGAGAGCTGAAAATAGGGCGAGAGTGTAATGAACCGACTACTCCTGGTGGCAAGCTGACAGGGGGGGTCAAAATACCATAACTACGCCCCCAACTTGCCATAGTGCGAAAAGGGAAAGTCGGTGGGTCAGGGAATACCACGGCAACGGCAACGATTGCAGGGGGTTGCACCTTTGCGGATATGACTGTAAGCGTATTCAAAAAATTTATCTTGACAATCTCAATTAGCAAGAGTAAGATGTTGACAGTCGGATGTGACGGACGGCGTATACCACATTAGCCATACCGTCAAAAACTTTCACCGACTGGAAAGGAATTATTACCATGAAACAGATTGAAAACGCCACCACGACAGCCACCAAGCGGCCCGACTTTGAAACAGTCAAACGGAATTATGAAAAAGCCCTCGCAAGTGGCAAGGATAGCACCGCCGAATTGACCGCCCTTGCAACAGCCGTTGCGTACTCTGTCATCAACAAATGTCTTGACCCTCAGCGCAAGACCGCAACAGACAGAGAGGAAGTCAGCGACAACGGAAACAACCCGGCCATGTTGGACGTAAAACGGGGGATAGCAAGAGACTTGCACATACTCGAAAACACACGCACCAACACCAACAACGCAACAGCCATACATTACAGTGAAGACGGGGATTTAACTGTCGAGGTTGTAGACAAGTCAGCGGAAGCAGGCGTTACAAGCCTTATCGGGGAAACACTGTCAGACGGCGTTGACCTTGTAAATGCTGCTATAGTTGCCATATTGGAGCAAGCCAAAGACCACGCAGGAAACGGCGGGGAATGGCTTGACAGCCGCTACACCGTCAGCCGCTTGTCAAAGCACGTTTACATTCAGTCCACCGATAGTGCCGCATATCATGACGTGGAAACAACTCCAATACAGGAGATTTACAGAAAAGTCCGCCGCACCGTGCAGAATAGCCGCGCCGTGCAAACTGACCCTCGCAACGGCTACTGCTACATAGAGGATTTAACCGCTGATGGGCTGGAAACAATTTATCATCGCCTGGGAAAATATGCCGATTTAGGCGGGTATGACTGCAACGGAAATTACACCGCTGACAAGCAAACCGCCGCCGATTATGACACGCTTATTGCAAAGCTGGATTTGACCGACAGACAAGCCACAATTATAAAGCTCCGCATGCAGGGCCGGGGATACAAGCAAATAGCCACCTATTTGGGCGTAAGTTATCAGGCGGTGCAAAATGCGCTTGCTAAAGTCCAGAAAAAGGCGATTGCTATAGGTTTGACCCCCGACGGGTTGACCGACGGCGAATAAAGACAAACCGCACACGGCGGAGGCGTTTGCCTCCGCCTTTTTCTTTTGGACAAAATGAACCGCAAAGGCAACAGCCGCAAACCGCAACAGGGCAAAGCCCCGCCGCTCCCACCGCTCAGGCCACTCCCACAAGGGGGGTTGCACCTTTGCGGTTAGGGTTGCAGGGCAAAGCCCCGCCGCTCCCACCGCTCAGGCCACTCCCACAAGGGGGGTTGCACCTTTGCGGTTAGGGTTGCAGGGCAAAGCCCCGCCGCTCCACTCCTGCGGCCCCCAAAAAGAGGAAATGAGGTTAAAACTATGAAGTGGAAAGTATGGAAAACAAACGGCAAAGCTTGCATAGTTGAAGCAAAAAGTATGGACCAAGCATTGGAAATCGTGCGAAAAATCGACCCGTGGGCTTGTCGAGTTCAGCCCATATAAGGCTTTCTAAAGGGTTTGAGCTTATCAAGCCCTATTCCACAAAGCGCGCTCCTATGAGGAAGTGGTTTTCACGCACTCCGAGCGTGCTTTAATTATAGGCTGAGGAATACACCCGGAGATGTCCGGCACTTCCTGAAACTGCCTGTAAAGCCACCATCGAGGGCATACTCATGGGGTACTTCTGCCATCAGAAGCGTCGCCGGTGCATGGGAGTTAGGCCCATGGTTCGAGATAGTGAAAATCCCCGGAGGTTTGAGCCTATGAACCTAAGTGCGGCTTGCATAACTGATGGCTATACGAGAAAAACCTCTGATGGTTAGTAGTATCGTCCGAGTTCTCCACCCGAGGGTGACACGCTCCAAGGAGCTGAGGGCAAGGGCAATAGGTATAAAAGCCGGATTTGGTTGAGTATTGCGAATTGAAGCAAACAATCCCTTATCGGCGGAACGGTTGAAATGCCGTGTTCCGTCCTGAATACTGCAACGATGTTATGGGCAGATAGCCCCATTCGCCGAAATGCAGAGCAAGCGCCGCCGAGGGGTTTATCATTGATAGAACCGCCGAGATTTGAAGTCATGACAAAATCCTTGATGACGGATAGTTTCGGCGGTTCGCTTGAGTGATAAACCTGTTATCACTAAAAAATGTGAAAGGGGCATTTGAAATGACCAGAGAAGAAAACGTCGCTAAATTGGCAGAGTTGCGCTCCGAGGCCGAAGCCCTTGTCAAGGATTATAACGAGGCAATCCAGAATGGCAAGTATGAGGACGCCACCAAAGCGGACAAGGCTATGACAGAGAAAATCAACGAGTATACCGCCACCGTCCGCGATATGTGCTTTGAGGACTGCAAGAATACTGAGAATCCCATGCTCACCGCCGTCACGACCCTGTCTTATGTGACTATCGGGGTCAAAGACGAGCAGAAGGGCGATGACAAGGTGCCGGTTCGTACTATCATCGACAAAGAGCGGCAAATCGACCTGCTCAAGCTCGACAAGTATTGCGGCGGCATCGGGGCCGACGAGAATTGGGCGCATATTGCTCAGAAGATGAATTTCTTGCTGACGGCCCAAAAGGCCAAGGATTTGGGGCTTGACCCCAAGAAGGTCAATGACAGCTATGCTATGTCGGAAATCGCCCGCGAATTTGATATGGGCAAGAATCCCACAAGCAAGACCAATCTGCTCCGGACTTTGCAGAAGGTAATCACCGCCATGCTCGGCGAGGGTTACAAAGCTACATCCCATGATGTCAACTTCCTGCTGTCTGTCTATTCCAGAAAGAATCGTAAGGCGCTGACTGTGACCTGCGCCAATCACCGGAATTTCCGGGGTTATATCGCCGAGGTCTGCCACCGCATTGTCACCGAAAAGGCGTATGAGCTGGACTACAAAACCAAAAAGGACAGCTAAAGAGCTTCGCGTGGAGTGTAATGGGTTTGCCAATAGGCATACCGGAATTTACATAGCCGCACTGATGAGCCGTAGTGACGGCGAAACCGCCCCGGTTTTCGGGACGGTCTGCGGATTAAGTTCCGACTTTTAATGGAGGGGTTTCTATGAAAAAATATCTCGTCCAGACTCGCTGTGATGGTGAGGTTTCTGGCTCGATGAATGCACCGGCAGAAATTATCGAGATGTTTGGTTTTGCGGATTGCACTGGGTGCGAGTATGAGGTTTTCGATGTTAGTGATGAGTTCGGCAAGGTCGTGAAGCTGGAGTATATTCCGGCAGTTTCTGCCCCATTCAACTATCACACATTCGTAAGCTCTGCCACCGGTGAAGTGGTATTTGAAGGATACAGTACAGAGCATTAACCAATAAAGGAAAGGGGTATACATATGTCATATCAGGTTTTTAAGGAGCGAGTGAGAGGTATCATAACCCGCGCTGGTTCTGAGGTTCGATTCTCCCATGAGGATGGGCGGCATATTGCCCGGTGCTCTGATGGGGTCACAATTATCGGGAATGTTTCTTGCCCGAATGTCTGCGTTAAGTGGGGAAGCGGTCATTCTTCCCTTGCAACAATCTGAATTTTTCTGCGTTGGTACGCCGTACTAAAGGGAATCTGCGGCGTTAAATGAGGTGGGGAGCCAATGCGGTCGCCGTAATGCGGCTTATCGAGTTTTCGATAAACGGTCACAAGCCCGTAACGCAGAGTGAGGTTTTACATAAGGTTTGTTCCCTGGCGGTCATGCCCTGTGTCACATCGCCAACGAAATCTTCAGCCTGAAGCGGTTTTGCCCAATAGATATTTTGAGGTTTGTTGGTTTAGGTTTGGCACAGGGTTTGATACTTTAATTAAAGACAGGTGAGTTTTACCAATGATTAAACAATATGGTATTACAGGGATTATAGAACTCCGCAAGTACGAATTTGGCGGAGTTTATCTGATTGTTGGCAACAAGTGGTTTACCCTGAAAGAGGGCAATTGCGAATATTAAAGCCGACACGTCAAATACAAAGCTATTTCTCTTCTCCTCCTTATATTTTAGCCGCCCTGATGAGTCGCTGAAAATTGCGACGAAACCGCCCTAATGGGCGGTCGGCGGTAATCTTAAAGGTTTCCACCAGTTCTGTATTTGCTGTTGAGTAACAAGCGAGGTTCGATTCGCCAACGGCGATGGTCTGGTACGATTCCAGAGGGCGGGCTACGACTTCCCAGCCCGCCTAACGCTCAGTCCCCATATTTGGTGAGGGTAAGTGAGGGGGCACCCAAAAATCTGAAAACCTTTATGGGGCGTTGCGGACTACGAAAGTGTTCGGACAGGGGGCTGGCCTAAGTGCTCAAGCATGGGAAATGCTGCCATCTGCGTGGGAATGCTACGGCATACATACGGAAAGTGCAACCTTCGGAAGTTGGAGTGGAGATAGTTTATGGGGTCATGTCCGGCGACTATTGAGGTTAAACTTCCTCCCGTGGCGCTGTAGTCAAGCGGTCAAGACGCCGCCCTTTCAAGGCGGAGACGGGGGTTCGACCCCCTCCAGCGTCACCAAATCTTTATGGAGGTGGTCATTCGTGTATGAGTTTCGCAGGGTAAAAGAGCATATTGAGGTTTTCTTGGATGGTGTATTCCAGTTTTCTGCGGATACCATCGAGGAGGCTCACCGCGAACTCAAGGACGAGCAATTTTAGAGGAGGGTTTTATGATGAATAAGGATAAATTCATCGACATCCTGGCGCAGAGAACGGGTATTACCAAGGTCGACGCCGAAATGGTTACCGAGACATCGCTTGGTATCATCTCGGACGCGCTGGTTTCTGGCGACAAAGTTCAGTTTCTTGGGTTTGGAACATTTGAGGTCAAAGACCGCGCTCCCCGTATTGGCAGAAATCCGAGGGAGAATGTCCCAGTGCATATCCCCGCCAAAAGAGTTCCCTATTTTAAGCCCGGAAAGGTTTTAAAAGATGCCGTAAGCAACGGCAAATAAATATCAAAGTTTAAGGAGTGTTTACTGCCATGACCACTGAAAAAATGACAATCCACAAAGCTCTGTGTGAGCTAAAAACCCTGGAATCCCGCATCCAGAAGGGTATCAACGACTGCGTTTTCGTTTTCGCCAACAAACACGCCAATATCAAAGTTTCCGGCATGAGCGTCGGCGAGTACAGTAACGAGGTTAAGTCGAAGTATCAGTCCGTGAGTGACCTCATAGCACGGCGTGATGCTATCAAGCGGGCGGTCACCCTGTCCAACGCCACTACCAAGGTGACTATAGGCGGTAAGGAATACACGGTCGCCGAGGCAATCGAGATGAAAAATCACGGCATACCGCTAAAACAGCTCCTGCTCAAGAAATTGGACAATGATAACCGCAAGGCGCGGCATTTGTCTGATGAGAATAACGGTCAGTTGCTGGAACTGCGCGCTGACGAGTACATCAAATCTCTCTACGGCAACGTCGATATGAAGGGTGCCAGCGACGAAATCAAGAAAACCCGTGCGGATTTCGTTACCGCTCAGACAATGGAAATCATTGACCCCATTGGGGTCACCGCCGAAATGGAGCGCTTGGACGCTGAAATCAACGGTTTCACGGTGGAGATTGATTCCGCCTTGTCTGTCTCCAATGCCCTGACAGAAATCACCGTTGAGTATTAAGGAGGGATTATGAAAAAGAAAGTTCTGTGTCTTATTTCAGCTTGCGTCATGCTGCTGACACTCTCTGCCTGCGGGAATAAGCAGCTCTTCGATACCACTTACAGCTTCGACAAAGCTATCCTCAGCTTGCCGGATGGCACTGTTGTAGAAGGTAAGGTTTCATCATGGAAGGATTATGAGGACGGCGACCAGATTCAGGTCGTTGTTAACGGCACAACATACTTACTCCACTCTTCCAACATAGCGCTGATAGCAGGCTAAATCATCAACTTCGCTGCCGTCCGAAAACCCCAAATCATATACCTTCAATGTTTTTGCTGGATACATTGAAGAAAAATAATAAAAGAATCCAGCACTAGCCTGATAAGCTAAAGTGGTTTTGAATACCATTATATTTTCCTGCCGCCGTATTGGGCGGTGTAGGAGTGCTATGATGTGAGAACTGTAAAGCTCAAAGTTCAAAGCTGAAAGCTCAAGGCTAAAAGTTCAAAGCTTTTTTTGTATCAAAGCTTATGGCTCAAAGTATAAACAAAAAAGGTTTACAAAACCCAAGGTTTATGGTTTTGCGGGTGTATATGTGACCGCCGGGATTACCACTTGGCTGGGCGGTAGCGAGTTAAAAAATACAAATCCTTTCAGGCCACTCCCACAAGGGGGTGCACCGTTTTACGCCGTGTGTACTGGAAAGGAGGCATTTATGATAAGAGTAAGAGACCAGCCTTAATAGGCTATAACGGAAAACATTAGATATTGTTCTGTATTTGTGTATTGTGGAACTCAAGCGCGCCCCTGTGGGAGCACCGTAAGAGCCGGGAAATTTGGAGATGTGGCGAAGCGGTAACGCAAGCAGGCTATGTTCCGAGGTTCGATACCTATATGTGAATGCCCTGCCTCATCGCTGGTTCGAGTCCAGCCGTCTCCACTAGGAATATAAAGTGCGGTGGTGAAATAAATGGATGAATTTAAAGTTGGCGATAGGGTTTTTAGCATAGTTAATTCGCCAGATGACAACAGCTATATCTCCTTTGGGTCAACTGGCACTGTTTGTCACGTCTATTTTGAAGATTACGCTCCCATAGGTGTTCGCTGGGACAAAGATGTGAGAGGTCACGATTGCGATGGTTATTGTGAGACAGGCCATGGATGGCGCGTTTATCCCAACTGTATAGAACATGAGCTGTCTGACGAACCCTTAGAGTACGATGAGGAAGAGTTTAACGAGCTGATTTCCTTGTATCAAAGAAAGGTTTAAAAGGTATTTATATGAAAACAGACGATTGGCTGTCGGTTATAATTGCCTCGACCTACGTACTGTTCGCCGCAATTTGTGCATTTGCTGCTGTCCTCATAAGAACGGTTTTTTGCGCAGTATTTTAACCGGCAAAACTTTCGATGGGAGGTTTCGGATTCAATGAGTAAGTTCAACATTGGGGATGTCATTTGGTTTTTCCGCTGGGGCACAATTTGCGAAGCTCGTATTACGGATGTAAATAATAGTTCACAATCGGGAGTATATTACGATGTTAATCTGCTATCCGTAGGCGGATGGTCTTCTGGTGGGTCTACCCGTTGTCTTCAAACAGAGGCTTACCCGGATAGAGATAGCTGTTTAACGGCTATGCAGATTCATTCTGAGTCACGTCGCAATGCCTTTTGCTCCAAAATTAAAACCATACAAGACTTGGTGCAATTTATGTTAGACAACGTCCTGTTTGGCGAAGACTGCGATTGGGATGCACGACGTGCGGCCATTGACAGCGCACATCGCTTGGGTATAGACATAGTTGATGAGGAGTGAATGAAATGCTTGTGACTCCCGTTTTGGCCTCTATAAAAGGCAAACCCCTTTCGCCCAAAGAGAAAATCCTTTCGTTTTGCAAAACGAAAGGCGTTGACTGGTGCGAAGGCAACGAAGGTAATCTGGTCACAGAGGAAGCATACGACTACAGTTTTGTTTTTGCTTTATATGGTGATTTAGTAGCGGCAAAGCTTGTTGCGAAGTGTGGGGATGAGGATTCCGAACTCCCAAAAATATTTCTGTTGTCTCCGTTGTCTGGGGATATGTGTAAATACAAATTGGAAATCGATTTTTAAACTGCGGGATTGCAACGAAAGGTTGACAAAAATGGTTATGCATTATTTAAGTTTTTATAACGACGGCAAACGATGCACCTGTCACACTTGCAAGAACTTCTTGTGTTCAGCGGGTGAAGCGCCATGCAAAGACTGTATGCCAGGGCTGGAACATGGAGGCAGATTCTTTTGGCTACGGGCAAGCAAGTATGATGAGAATCCGCAGTTTGCAAATGAAACGATGAGAGTTCATGATTTAAAAATTCTTCCAAAGTATTTTGTTAGCGGGAAAAATTTTGAGCTTCGGAAGAATGATAGAGATTATAAAGTCGGCGATATTGTTGTCCTGCGTGAGTGGAGCGAAGAAAGCGGCTACACTGGAAGGTATTCTATCCACGTCATCCAGTATATCCTCGAAAGCGCAAAGGAGTATGGCCTTGCGGATGGATACTGTATTCTTGCTCTTTCGGACAGTGCACCGTTTTGAGTTATGGGCGAATATGCAAGCGGTCAAAGCAGTGGACTAATATAAGTCCATCCGGTGGTTGAAGGCGCCATAAGCCACTGGTCGGCAGTTCAAATCTGCCTTCGCCCACCAAATAAAATCAGGGGGTATATCTATGGTCGCAGATATCAAGTCAGGCATTAATGCACTGCACAAAATATCCGTCGGTATCGTTGACCCTGATGGATATACCGAGCAGGAACTCAAGTTTCTTGACATAGTTCAAAGTCACAAAGTTAAGATGCTGGATATATCACCGCAAAATATCCGAACACAGTATGGACTGGAACAGCTCCAATTTGCGCTTACGCACCATAAACATGGAACTGAATACTATCTTAAGTGCATTGAAGAGCTTATTGACCGGTAACCTAAATAAAACCAGACTTTTATGGCGTTTACGGTACGGAAAGCACATAGCAGCCTCCGGTAAATGGCGGTAGTCAGCCCATCCCAGCCGTTTCGGAAATCCGCGTGAAAGGATAAATCGCGGTTGGCTCAGTGACTACACTGGCGAGATGAGAACGTGGACATAAGCACTCGTTAAAATGCAAACCGAGACTGTAAGGGGTCAAATAATAGCCTACTCGCTCAAGGGCATGAGCATCAAACCACGTCGATACTCAGAACAGTCGGGATTAAGCGGAGGTTTGGGGTCGCATACGCTTGCGACCAAGTTACATTAGCACCAGCGTAGCACAATATCCGAGGCGTGGAAGAACAAGGGTTTAGCCCTGGTGTGGTTCCGGTAAACAATGGTTTCAGCCGGAGTGTAGGAATTGTGCTGGTGTATAAAACAAGTCTTTGGTGTGAGGTGATATACAAACATGAGCAGACTATATCGGTTTGAGCTGGCCTTCGACGGTGAACCACAGGGAGTTGGATTTTTACAAGGGCTCGATGATATAGGGCTGTGGAATGTTGTAACCAGTAACCTCTACTCTTTATTTGATATCTTGCCCGCTCCAAAGTTGGACGAAAGTGTTTCGTTCTGGTTTACAGAGTACGGGGTTGCATGGTTTGAGGATGCCATTAATCAAGTTATCGATGAGATTGCGGAAAATAATTGGCAACTCCTTGGCGCAGTGATTGATGATGATTTGCAAGAAAGTATATACCACGACGAGTTTCAGGCTGCGTTCCATCTGGAGTATATCGGGTCGATGTCGATAGAGTACGTCGAAGTAAGAGATATTGGTGAGTTTATGCAAGACGTGGATAAATAAGTCTTGCATAGCTTTTGTGAGGTAGATAACAACATGCGTGGCATGATTATTTTGAGAATCATGTAGAAAAAAATGGAGATATCTAATGGATATAAACGAATTAGGCCGACTGATGGTAGAGCATGGAGTTTGCATTCGGGCGGTACCGAACAGATGGAACAAAATTCTTGAAGCACAACACATCAACGAATATCCAGACGGAAAAATTGTGTTTTTGCCAGAATACAAGCGAGAGATGTTGGTTGTTGACACTGTCCCAAAATGTGCTGGAAAGTTTTTGGTAAAGACTGGCCTTGGTACGGGCGCAGGAGTTAACTTCACGGGTGGAGAGTTTTATGACAGCCTCGAAGAAGTCGTGGACGCAATTATGGGGAAAGCCTGAAATGAGCAATATAAAAAAGGATAGGCAACATAAAATATCCATTTTATTCTGAAATAACAACGAAAGGGAGAAATTAAACCATGACTGTTTTTGTTTTGATTGAGCGTATAAACCAGAGTGACTATTATGAAAAATCTGAAATCTCAGGAAGGGGAATATGATACCTATTATGAGGTGGAAGAGCATGAGGTCAAATAATTACATTCTAATTAAGAATAAAAGAGGTATTTTATAATGTATCATTACTGTTTCGAGTGTAGTCTGACCACGAGGGAGTGCGACAATACAAAGTTTGTTGTGGAAGGCTCGGAGATACTCAGAGAAGACTGCGTTGCCATCCACAATGCACTAAATCATTCTCCCGATATCGTAATTTGCAGCTCCAGTATTGAACTGGAAAGCAAAGACCAATAAGGAGGAAATACCATGGCTAAAAATGTTGCATTTGACCTTTATGTCCACATCTGTGGAGAGGTCGAAGTTGAAGATTATGGCGGCGACCCAAACGAATTACTGGACGCAATTTTCCCGAATGGTTGGGAAGGCGAGGTTTGGGATGCTTTTACAGACCCGTCGTTCATGCCAAAGGGGTATGTCGAGGTAACCGATATTGACGAAGAGGAGGATTGAGTTGCCTTCCTTTTGCCAAGATGGTCAAGGAAGAAGAATCTGAATAAAAGTGAGGTTTGATTCCCTTACTTAAAGTCTTAACGATAAATATGTGAGCATGGTGGAATTGGCAGACACGCAAGATTTAGGTTCTTGTGCTGCGGCGTGAGGGTTCGAGTCCCTCTGCTCACACCACAACGGTTTTACCGCAAATCCGACAGATAAAAAAATCTTATTTTATGTGGGGGTTAATTATAATGTGTGATAGTTGTCTTTTACTTTATAGTTGTGACGAAAGCAGACAATGGGTTTGTTTTAACAACAATTATTGCAAATATGTCCGTAACCCTAAAGGCAGTGTGCGGGAAAAGGAAATAAAAACAGAAAACTATAGAGGCTTGATAATTGAGGATGGTTATTATTATGACTGACAAAATAAAATCTTCGTTTTGCGCCATTACATAAATCTCTTTTATGCGGCTCCAAGGCCGCTAAATTTGCATTTGCCACACATCGGCTTTTGCTCTGGCCTCCGTGTGCGCTATTCGATTGACAAGGCGGTAAAACTGTTTTCCTTTCCGTTTGTGAAACTCAAGCATGTCCGTTATGGGCATACCGTAACAGCCGGTCTACACGCCCTCGTAGCTCAGTTGGGAGAGCACCGCCCTTTTAAGGCGGGTGGCATGGGTTCGAGTCCCATCGAGGGCACCACTAAATAAATGTAAGGAGGTATCCACCATGGGAACTGAGATTCATCTTCGTCCCGCTGAGGTGTGGCCTTTCTACTTAAAAAATAGAGAGCGCCTCAATAAAGAGATGGTCATCATTGCGGAGAACACCGATACTGAATATGCCGTATATCTCACAGACTATTGCGGACAGCCTCAGTTCTTGGTTTGTAAGGGTGACGAGGAACCAGAGTATAAAGAGTTGGCAGATATTACTGACTGCGGCGACATTGCAATGAAATTCTACACCAACTACCTTTTTCCTGTGACGGTCACCAACGACAAGTACCCATTGGACGACGAGTTTGAATGTTCCGATGGGGAGATGACAAGGCAGGAAATGGAGGACTCTCAGTATGAGCGTGAAGACGAGCTCCAACTTGCCCTATGTGATTTCTTGGCAGTAGTTCTAAAAGAGAGCGAGGAAGACCCCGTAGAAATTTTGAATACGTATGGCGCGTCTTTTATCGATGAAGTTCTCAATTACTTCTTAGAATATTTGGGAGAAGAGCATTGCCTTCCCATATATCGTCCAATGATTGTCATTGACGAGGATACCGGGTACGAGATTTTCACGGAGTTTCCCTATGATATCGACTCTGAGCATACCATCGAGGATGACGAAACAATCATGCCGACCGGCGGGTGGAAATAACCAGCCCTGCCAAAAAGAATATGGAACAGGAGGACTGAATATGCCGAGATGCTTGGACAATATGCCGTGGCGCTCACTGAAAGGGCTTGGAAACATGGCTCCCGATATGTTTCATGTCGGCGATTTCAAAAATGAGTCGTTAAAAGATGGCACTCCCGCGCAGTGGAGAATCATTGGCTTCAACCACGATGTTACCAGAAGCGGCATAGTTCTCCCGATGACATGGGAAATGGTTGACTGTATGCCCCGCACTTATTCATGGAACGACAGAGACACGAATCAGGGGTCGTGGGGTGGCACGAAACTGCGGAGGCGGATGAACGACCCCGATGGTGACATCTATGAATTGATTCCTGATGTCATTTTGGAAGTGGCGGTTCCTGTTATTAAGCTGACCGCAGACACTTACAATGGAGAGAATAATATCCTTGAGACAGAGGATTTGTTTTGGATAAAGTCAGAAAAGGAAATGTTTGGCAGGAATATCTTCTCTGCTCCGGGCGAGGGACACTGGTATGAGTTTTACCGTCAAGAGGATGTCCCGTGGAACAAGAAGCGAAACGGTCGTGAGGAGTACACCCTGTTGCGTTCTCCTCTTTACAGCAACGCTACCGGCTTCTGCTATGTGACCGCGAACGGCGGCGCGGGCGGCGCCCTTGCGAGTTATTCCTATGGGCTCGCCCCGGCTTTCGCATTCTAATCAATATATCAATAGTATCCGCACCACGAAAGTGGTGCAGGTTCAAACGACCAATAATCCGT